ATGGAACCGACGGGCAGCGATCTCGGCGATTTCAGCGAGCCGTACCGAGGCTATGAGATCGAGGTGAAGACCGAGCAGGTGTGGGACGGCGAGCACGCGCACTACCGCGTGCTGCAGGACGCCGTCGTGCGGATCGACTGGCGGCTCGTGAAAGTCGACGGGATGCTGCTGACCGAACGACGCGTGATCGAGCGCGTGCTCGACGAGGCGCGGCGCGCGGTGGACGTCGAACTGGGCGGCGGCGCGGCCGCGTAGCCTCGTTACGGTGGCCGGCGCGGCCGTGCGGCCCGCGTTGCGGTAAAATCACGGGTTGCCTCTCGCGCTGCTTGCTGCCCCGAATTCCATGTCCGCACCGTCTACGCTTCCTCCCCGCCGCGTTTCCGTGGCGCCCATGCTTGACTGGACCGATCGTCATTGCCGCTCGTTCCATCGCACGCTGACGCGCGACACGTGGCTGTATACGGAAATGATCACGACGGGCGCGCTGCTGTTCGGCGACGCGCAGCGGCATCTCGCGTTCACGCCGAACGAATCGCCGGTCGCGCTGCAACTCGGCGGCAGCGAACCGGACGATCTCGCCCGCGCAGCGAAGCTCGGCGAGCAGTGGGGCTACGACGAGATCAACCTGAATTGCGGGTGCCCGTCCGAGCGCGTGCAGCGCGGCGCATTCGGTGCGTGCCTGATGAACGAGCCGCAACTCGTCGCCGACTGCGTGAAGGCGATGCGCGATGCGGTGTCGGTGCCCGTGACGGTCAAGCACCGGATCGGGGTCGACGCAGTGGAGGACTATGCATTTGTGCGCGACTTCGTCGGCACGGTTGCGCAGGCAGGCTGCGACACGTTCATCGTGCATGCCCGCAATGCGATCCTGAAAGGGCTGTCGCCGAAGGAGAACCGCGAGATCCCGCCGCTCAAGTACGACTATGCGTATCGGCTGAAGCGCGATTTCCCGGCGCTGGAGATCGTGATCAACGGCGGGATCAAGACGCTCGACGAGGTGGCGGAGCATCTCGAGCACGTTGACGGCGTGATGCTCGGCCGCGAGGCGTATCACAACCCGTACGTGCTCGCGGGCGTCGATGCGCGCTTTTACGGATCGACTGCGCCGGCGCCGACGCGCGAAGAGGCCGAGGCGAAGCTGATCGAATATTGCGCGGCGGAGTTGAAGCGCGGCACCTATCTCGGCGCGATCGTCCGGCACGCGCTCGGGCTGTATCGCGGTGTCGCGGGCGCACGTGGCTGGCGGCGCGTGCTGTCGGACAACAAGAAGCTCGCGCGCGGCGATCTGAGCGTGTTCGACGAGGCGCGCACGCATCTGAACGACGCTATCGAAAATTTTGAAAAAAATGCTTTGCAAGATGGAAAAGTGTTCGTATAATCTTGTTCTTCGCTGCTGAACACGAAACGAAACAGCGAAGACGCAAAGCAGTATCAGTGGTGGCTGTAGCTCAGTTGGTAGAGTCCAGGATTGTGATTCCTGTTGTCGTGGGTTCGAGTCCCATCAGCCACCCCAACAAATTCAATGACTTGCAGCGCGATTTACTGATCGTGTTACAAGTTTTGGAAGATGAGATTCCAAATCTTGGAAGATCTTCCGAAAAAGAAAACCCGCCACAGAGCGGGTTTTTTTATTTCCGGCTTCAACGCGTCGCACGCACTTTTCTTTGTCGCCGGCGGTCGTAAGTCTTTCGCACCATTCGTTCATCGGCATGGCCCGTCGCGTCGATAATCCGGTCGTCGCCTTCTTCCTGACGATCGGTCACGGCGGCCGGCCGCATGTCGCGCAACGCAAACCGTTCGAACGGCACGCCGCGCGCCTGCGCTTCCTTCTCGCAGTAGCCCATCAGCCGCGACCAGTTCGTGTTCCATCCGCTGCGCGTGTACACTTGGCCGGCGGTGTTGCCGAACACGTGCACGCTCGACGTGCGCTGCAGCGCGAGCGCCTCGTCGATCACCGCCTTCAGCTCGGGCGACCACAGCACGAGCTTGACTCGCTGCTGCTCGCCGGCCTTGCGCTTCCCGATCGGCACCTCGACGCCTTCAGTGCGGATGCTCTGGCGGTGCAGCTCGCGCATCTCGGTCGGCCGGCTAACGGTCAGGTATGCGGCCTTCACGCATAGCGCGAGGATGAGGTACGCGGAGCTCGGATGCTGGTCGCCGACGCTCCGGCGCGACCGCGCGACTTCCACTGCCAGATCGATCTCGTCCTGACGCACATACCGCTGGCGCGGCCGCGTCGGGTTGTACTCGATGCCGCGACACGGGTTCGTTTCGAGCTCGCCGCGGCGCCGGCCGTATTCGAGGATCGCGGACAGGAGGGCGATTTCCTTGTTCGCCTTCGCCGGCGCGCCGAGCTGCGCACGTTTGTCGAGGTAGCCGTACACGTGCTTCGGCTTGATCGCGGCCGGCGCCATCTTCCCGAAGACTTTGACCAGGCGCTTTGACTCGACGCGGTTCTCGTCCAGGGTCGACTGGGCCTTGCGGCGCTCGTCGGTGTGCGGCAATCCGTCCTGCCATTCAAAATACCGCGCGACGAGCGCCTCGACCGTGCCCGGTTCGATCGCGTTTCCGTTGAGCGCCTCCGCGCGCTCGATCGCCTGCTTGCGGATCTCGGCGAGCGCTTCCTTGTTGTGAGCCGGCGCCGACAGGCGAAACGCCCAGCGGCCGTTCGGCAGCTTGTAGCCGAAGCTGACCTTGTGTTTCCCGTAGTGGGCGTAGAGCCGGAAGGGTAACCCGTCCGGCCGCTTGCGTCGTCCGATCATGATTAGAGTGCGGCGAAGTTCGGTTCTTCCAACGCGGCGGCGCGGTGCCGGCGCGCGGGTGTTGCGGGTGCGGTGCCGTTCATGCGGGCGTCGTAATACTCGCGCGCGACGAGCGGCACGCCGGCGATGTTGACCGCGAACGGCCAGTGATTGCGCTCGAGCCAGCGCTTCATGCAGGCGTGGCTACGCGGCTTGCAGCCAACCAGCTCGGCTAGCTCCGGCGTGGTGAGGTAGATGCTCATGATCCGATCCTTCGAAATTCCACGGCCCATACCCAAGGGTCTGTGTCCCAGCCATGCCCGCGCGCGGCGTTCAGGTTGTCCCACAGGTCATGAAAGGCGCGGATGCTGGGCGGCCGGTAGGCGCCGGCGCAGTAGCCACGCATGTGGTGTCCTTCGATCGTCACGCCTTCAGCGCGCGCGTCCGGTTCGCTGATGTTCTGCAGGCGCTCGACGCGCACGCCGGTCACTTCGAGCAGCGTGCGCGCGGCGGCGCGCGGCATGAAGATCGACGGGCGTCGCCACCACGTCGGCAGGACGCCGCCGCGCGCGGCGTTCGGCACTTCGCCGTCGAAGCGGTATTCGCGGCCGGTCTCGAGCGTCATGTCGACGAAGTGCCACTCGTCGCGTTCCTTCTTCGCGCTGTAGCGCGTCTCCCACCGGCCGTATGCGATGTGCGTCTCGCGCACCCACAAACGATCGCCGTCATAGCCGTACGGGCTGAAGCCGTTTTCGCGTTGCGCAACACACTCGGGCGTGAAGTTGGCCGAGTTCAGCCAGTTCAGCGACTCGCCGCGCACCACGCGCCGCGTCTGCGACTTCCGGCCGGCGCGCGCAGCGGCCGACATCGGCTCGTTGAAGAGGATGGGGTGCTCGGTCACAGGTCGAGCTCCTTCGTATCGCCGAACGTCGTCGTCGCGAGCCGCACCATCTCGCCGATGTTGGTCGACAGCTTCCACGATGGGTAGGTGGTGGCGAGCTGCTCCTGCAGCTTCTTCCACTCGCCGAGCGTCATTGTCATGGTGAGCGTCATCGGCACGTCATCAGGCCGCTGGATCTTGAACTCGGATTTCATCGTGCCTCCGGGAATTCGTCATGCGTGCGGCCGTCGAGCAATCGGCCGGCGGCGCGCTTGCCTGCGCGGTGAACCATAGACCAGCTATCGCCGCTCGCGGCGCCGCGCGGGTAGTCGTCGACGCGGTAGCCGCCGGCCGCGATACGCCCGTCAAGTGAGATCGCGGCCGTTTCGACGCGGCCTGAGCCGAAGTCGCCCGAGCCTGGTGCCCATTCGCCGTGCTGTTTGAACAAGAACGGCACGCCGTAAGCCGCGCACTGGTCGCGCAGCGAGCGAGCCCAGTCTGGATGCATCGGCCGCGCGCCGCGGCCGCTTTCGCCGCCGACGATCACCCAGTCGATCTCGGGTGAGCTAAATCCCGTCCCATCCTCCGCGTACTCCGTCGTGGGCCCATGAATCCATGGCGCGTCGGCAGGGCAGTCGGCACAGGACTGCATTTCCTGCATGCAGCACACACCAGTCGGATCGAACCAGGCTCGAAGATCAACCGGCCCGAGCAACGGCTCCATGGACAGGAACCGGCGGCGCGCCGGCGTCATGAGCAGCTTCTCGATGTCGCGATCTGCCTCGGCCTGGTTGACGATCGTCGCGCCGAGCCAGACGTTTGCCCACGGCCACGGCGTGTTGACGCCGCGGCCAGCGAGCTCGAGTGCACGGGCGATCATCGGTCCGGCATTGCCGATGCGTTTCGTCAGCAGCAACCAGTCGAGGTGCGGGGTGTTCCAGATCAGATCGAACAGGTCGGCGCGCCACGCATCCGGAACGGCGTTGTCGAACACGTCGGCGAGCGACGCGCAGAACACGCGCTGGCGCCGGCCGTGCGCGGCGAAGAACTCGGCGTGCCGCGCATTCCAGCGGATCGGCTCGCGCCAAGTCGCGGCCGACGTGCGGACGCGCTCTCCGTGCAGCCCCCAGACGACCTTGTGCAGGCGCGTGTCCATCAGGTGCTCGGCGTAGCAGTTGTCGCATCCGGGCGATACCTTCGTGCAGCCAATCCATGGCGAGAAGGTATGATCGGTCCACTCAATCATCGAATTTTCAGCCATGGCTCAGACTCCGGAAGGGGCTTTGAAAATTGCCGCCAAGAAGGCCGGCATGGATTTGGCCACGTTCATCGCGAAAAGCGAGAAGGAAAAGCGATGCACGTCGTGCAAGCAATGGAAAGATCGTTCGCTTTTTAATCGTGACCGTACGAGACACGATGGCCTCTCGGCCAAATGCCTCGGGTGTAGCCGCGTGAAAGCTGAAGATCGAGTCGTTACAAAGGGGCGACAGTCGCCGATGCGCGGCAAGAAGTTCTCGGCAGAGGCTCGTGCACGCATGGGTAGACCGAAGGGTTTCGCTAGCCCAATGAAAGGCGTTCCACGTAGCGCCGAAACGAAAGCGAAGATCAGCGCAATCGTGCGGGAGCGTGCGCTTCGGGGGCCGGCAGCACCTCGTTACATCGATGGCAAAAGTGCCGAGCGTCAAAATGGACGGGCCAGCTTGGAGGCCAAGCGTTGGCGGTACGACGTGATGTCGCGGGATGGCTGGATGTGTATCCACTGCGGCGACGACAAAGGTGGGAATCTTGAAGCTCACCATCGCAAGGAATGGGCGGAATATCCCGAGCTGCGCTTCGACGTCAGCAATGGCATTACCCTCTGCCGCGCGTGCCATTGGCTCGCTCACGCCTACCATGGGTGCGTGCCAGGGCTGAATTAACACGTGGTCGCACGATTCGATTTTGGTGTTCTCGGTCATGCTAGGATCCTTCTCCGAAATCCAAAGTGGGGGATGTGATGAACAACTCGGATATTGGAGACGAGGGCAACATTGATAACTCAAGCCTCGTCGAAATTCCGTTTCCAGATCGGAAGCGTCAGAGCTTCGGAATATCGAGCGCCCGTGATTTGCTGGCGAAGATAGAACGAGAACTTTCGGAATTTGAAGGTTGCACTCATTTTGTTCGCGCCGGTGATCACGCGTTCAATCTCTGCCTGTCGCTTTGGCATATGACCGATTGGGCATTTGCTGATATGACCCCGGATGAGTGCTGCAAAGCCCAGCAATTTCTCGGTACGGTGTTCAACAAACCGAGCGAATTCAGTGTTGCTGTGCAGAAGGCTGAGCCGGCTCTCAAAATCTGCCGAATCATGGCGACAGCCTCGAAGCACGTTGAAGTCACAAAGTTTCCCGAGCCGTCCCTCGACACGATGATTGACATCTACGCGCACGCAACAGATGTCGACGCTCCGATTATTCTTAAATGGGGAGTAAGTATTGAGGGAGCCTCGTATTCAATGCTTGACGTCTTCAAATGTGCCACATCCTTTTGGACGAGATTTTTCGTTGCAATCGGATGGCCTGCCGACAGACGAATATGAATTGGGAGATCCGCTCATGAAAGGCCCCCTGCAGCGCGCCGCGTCTGCGTCTTCCGGCCTTCGAGGACGGCGCGCACCATGGGACCGCTGAACAAAATCGGGCGTTCGGTCATGCTAGGGTGATCTCCAAATTCGAGAGGAGGCCGCCATGGCACGGGAAGTCATATCGCCGGAACGGTACGTCGAATAGCTCAACAAAAGGCTTCCCGGATGTCTTGGGTACCGTGAAGGGCTGCGCGTATTCCTGGTCCCTGAGGGTGCCGATGGCAATACGGCGACCGGATACGACTGGACGTTTCGTGATAGCCTTGATGCGATCGCCGCAGTTTCTGCAGCAGCGGCTCTCGTAGATAAGGAATTCGCGGTCAATCCGCATATTTCTGAGACCGATCACAGGTGAATCTCCGTATAGCTGGTGATGAACCGCGCGTCCTCGGAGTGATGTCGGCGATAGACGATACGAATGCCGCCACCGAGGTCGAGCGGCCGGCCGCGGCCGTTGTCGTCGTTCAGCTCGGCTTGGTGGTCACAGCAGACCGAGCGCAGTGTGTCGGCGAGGGCGCTGGGATCGGCCAGCAGTCGAAGCAGGAAGTCATGGTTGATCTCGATGATGGTTCGGGTGCTCACGCGGCAAGCTCCTCGTCGTTGTCCATGGGATGCTGAAACACGCGGCCGCGCTCGCCGACTGGGATCGTCACGAGACCGGCCGCGGCGAGGAACGGATTGCGCTTCATGGCGTCGCGCGCCGCGCGAGCAGCTGCAGTTTTGATGGAGGCCGGGCACGCTATGTCCGGCCCGGTCCCGACCGCCCAGACCGGCCGCCACTGGGCTCGGCCGACGGGCGGGATCCAGTCGACGATGTGTACTTCGGCGCGGTGAATCGTCAGCAGCTCGCTGACACGCTGCTGCGACACGCCGCAGCGTGTCACCAGCTCATGAACGGAGAGTTGCTCACGCTCGAGGATGGCGCGCATCCTGTCCCAAGCCGGCGTCGCGCGTGACTTGTAATTACGCCGCGCCCGCTTGAGCTTGAGCACCCTCGTGGCGAAGGTCTGGACAGACTTACGCGAATGACGCGGAAACGCTGCGTACAGAGCCTTGGAAGGGATAGGTGACGGGTAGAGGCGCGCGAGCAGGCGCGCCTCGCCGGTCGTCCACAGGTTGTGTGTCGACGTCGACATGCTACGGTTCCTCAGGATTTTTCCAGGGAGCACCAGACGAAGACGGTTTTCCTGGTGCGTGGATACGAGATGAACTGCACGCCACGTCTGGCCGACGAGGGCAAGTTCGCCTCGCAGTCAGAGCTAACGAAGGCGGGATTTAGTCGCGGGGCGGCGTTTCGGAAGCTAAGTGGGGTCGGCATTCAGTGCACACACCGCGCCATTCGCCGGTCGCATCATGAACGTCCCCCGTTCCGTCGCACGCCGAGCAGCGCGGCGTCAGTTCCGGGTACAGCTTGTCGCGCAGGAGGCTGGGCAGGTCGGCGGCGCGGATTGCGAACACTTCGACGTCAGTCAGCATGATGCATCCCCTGAGCGAGCAGCATCACGAGCTCGCTCGAACGCCTCGCGTTTGATGCTGACGACGAAAACCACGTTTTCCCATTCGCCGGTAGCGATGTCGCGCATCGAGATGGAGTCCGTGCCGAAAGAGACTTCCACATAGCCGCGCCGCTGCTTGCCTCCCGTGATCGACTCGGCCAGGTATTGCACGGCGACGTTGTCGACGCCGACACGCTGGATCAATTCGTCGAGTTTCATTGGCTATCTCCTGCGCGCGCGGCGTTCCATGCAGTGCGAGCCACTTCCTCATCCGATCCGTACATTCGATCAGCGACGAGTTCGGTCCTGAACCAGACGTCGAACGTCACCTCGGCGCGCGGCTCCGGCAGGTTCAGTTCTCCGTGCTGGATCTTGATGGCGTTGTCGAGCGCGTCGATGTGCTCGGTCGTGAGCGTCTGCGCACGGTCGGCTTCGATGACGGCGAGCGCGGCCGCGATGACGGCCGCCGATGCGCGCGGCTCAGGCTGGGCCGGATGCGCGGCGTCTTGTTCCTTGAGCGCTTCCACGCGTAGTGCGAGCGATGTGTCGATCCCGACTGCGATCCGGTGTGCGAGCCCGAGACACCACGCCGGCATGTCAGTCTCGCCGCAGCCGCGCAGCAACCCTGCGTGTCCGATCAGCGTGAAAACGTCGCTTTCCGTCAGTCCCTCCCGAGCAGCTGCCGGTGCGGGAGGCTGCGGGGCGGCCGGAATTGCACGAAGCATTTCCCCCCAAACGGATTTGGCGCCGCGTCCTTGCGTGCATGGCCAGTAGCCACGATCGAGCATCGCTTGTGTCGGCTCGACCGGAACGAGCACGTAACCAGTCTTGCGCGGCACCGGTTCCGCCGCCGGCGCGAGTGCGGCGGCGCGGTCCCGCCGGCAGGAGTCGTCCGTGCGCTTTTCGCACGGGCCTGCGCCGCTGCACATGCGCGGCGCAGGCACGCCAGCAAGCCGCGCGCGCAGCCACGTCGCGACGTCTTCGCCCTGCGGGCAACCGAACTCGCTGCAGATCCCGTGCAGCAGATCGAGGTTCACGCGGACGGCGTTGTACACCCAGCGCGCGATCGGACGCAGCAGATCGCCGTCCTGCTGCGGCTCGATGGCGTCGAGCAGGTCGCGTACGATCTTGACGCTCGCCGAACTGTCGTTCGTGAGTTCGTCGATGTTGTCGCCGCCATGCTCCGCGTCGTAGTGGTGGCGGATGAACTCGCGCAGCTGGTCGACGGTATAGCCGCCGTAGGTGTTGGTGGTCATGGTGTGAGCCTCGATGGTCATGCGAATAGGTCGCCCTGCTTTTTGCCGCTCGATTCCGCGAGGTGCGTAGGGCAGAAATGGGTATCGGCACGGACCAGATGCGCATGCGCCGCGCACAGGTGCCGATCGCATGTCTTGCCCGGCTTCGTCTGGAAATCGCAGAGGAAGTCGCTCGGCGCGTCGCAGCCGTCGACCGAGCAGCGACGCCCGCGCTTACGACCGCGCGTACAGATGATTCCAGACGTGCCGCCGGGAAGGCGAAACGGGGTGCAAGGCATCAGGTGCCTCCGTTTTAGAAGGTCTGCGGCGCGACGGTCAGCGCGATCGCGATCGGGCGCACCCAGACCGATGTCGACGAAAGCTGGAACGTCTCGCCGGATTCGGCGAGTAGCAGCGTGGTGCCCATCGCTTCGGCGATTGCCTGCGCGGCGTCCGGCGGCACGGCGTTGCCGATGCGCTCGCGCCACGCCTGGTCGCTATCGCCGTCGAGCTTGAACGCGAACGCGCCCGCGAACACATTGCCGGTCGCCGCGATTTGCTTTCGCCGCCAGTCGGCCTCCTCCGCATCGATCCAGAGCTGTTCAGGATCGACGAGCGACTGCAGCACGGCCAGCTCGAGCGTGGTGAACGGCCGGTGCCAGGTGCCATCAAGCGCGCGGATCACGGCGACCGTCTTCTCGTTCGCCGCGGGCATGCGCGGATCCGCGACGGACCAGCGGCCATTGTCGTGACCGGCGGCGGCCGATACTGCGCCGCTGTGCTGATCCCAGCCAACCACGCCGTAGTGGCCGCCGGTGAGGTACGCGTCGCCGCGCTCGCGGCGCATGCCCGGGCGCGGGTCGGCCACGGCGAATGCTCCTTGCCCGCTGTCACTGCGCGCGATGACCGTGCCGGCCGGCTCGTCGAAGCCGGTCACGCGGTACTTGCCGGCGCCTTCGAAGCCGGTGTTCGCGCGCGGGTCAGCAACCGCGTACGCGCCCTGATCATCGCCGCCGATGACCGTGCCGGCATGGCCGTCCCATTCGGTCACCTTGTACTTGCTGAACAGCGGGCCGGCCGGCGGCCGCGGGTCGGCTACGCCTTGACCACCGGCGCTCGGCCCTGTGCCGCCCGTGACAACCCCGGCCGGCTGGTCGAACGGCACAATGCGGAAGCAGTTGTTGTGCTTGACGCCCGTGCGCGGGTCCGCGACGCTGAAGGTTCCTTGCCCGGGCGACTTCTGGCCAGTGATCGTGCCGGCGTGATCGCCCCAGTTGAGTACGCCGTACTGCTGGTATTGCGCGGCGTCGGCCGGCCCCCGCGGGTCGGCGACCGAAAAGCTGCCGTTGCCCGGGCGGCTCGCGCCGGCCACCACGCCGCACGGTTCCTCCCAGCGGTTCACTCCGAGCACGCCGTTGTGCATGTCCGGCACGATCAGGTAGTCGCGCAGCTGGCCGTTCTCGACCGCGAGCTTGTTCAGGCTGCGCCAGTCGCTGCCCGCTTCGACGAAGGCGAGGCGCACCCATGTTTTCCACTGCAGCGACGGCACGCGATGCATTGGGCCGGCGGCCTCGACGTCGCCTGGCAGCGGCATGCGGCCGAGTAGCGTGCCGACGCCGTGAAGGCGATTCTGGGGCGGCTCGTACAGGAATGCCGGTACTTTTTCGGTATGCCGCGCGACGAGCAGGAAGCGTTTCCGGCTCTGTGCCATGCCGCGCTTCGCAATGCGGCCGCAGTCGTGACTCGTCTCGTTCTTCGCATAGCCGAAGTGCTGCAGAATCTGCCCGATCTGATCCAGCAAGTGGCGGCCGCGCGTTGCGAGCCGTGGGACGTTTTCGAACACGATGAGTTCGACCGGGTCGTCCTTCCACGCCTCGCACATCAGCCACACGCAGCGCAGCGTCAGCTCGTTGAGCGCCTGGTACTTCGGCGTGCGGCTGAGCGTTTCCGACAGCAGGCCGGACGCGCCCTTGCACGGCGACGAGATGAACACGCAGTGCGGATGCTGGTAGCCGGCGGCGCGGCGCACGTCTTCGGGTGTGGCCTCACGCCATCCGGCCGGCGGCTCGACGCCGTGGAACGCGGTGTACTGCTCGCGCGTGAACAGGTCCATGACCGTGCACGGCGTGCCGACCAGCATCTCGAAATCGCGCGCGGCCGCCGGATCGTTGTCGATGCCGCCGATGCAGCGCCACGTCGCGGTCATGTTGCCGACGCGAGAGGTGGCTTTGGTGAAACCCTTGGCGCCGCCGCCGAGGCCGCAGCAGAATCCGAAGCTGTTGTACACGCGCTGAACGTTCATAGGTGTCGGAGCAATTAAAAAAACGGGCGCCGTACTGGCCGCCCGCAAAAAAGCCGCGCATCCGAGGCAACGGAATTTGCGCGGCTGAGGAGGGAATAGATTGGGTACTCTATTTGTCTAAAGAATATCGAAATGCAGCCGATATGCCGGATTTGGCGGAGGTGATGTGAATTTCTTCGAGCTCTTGTCGATGTACACAGACGTAGCGATGACGGGATTTTTCGTGTATGGACTCGCGTTTATCCCGGTATGGCTGATCACCGCCAACCTGACGTATGACGAGTGGAAGGTCCCGGTGGCTCTCGCGGTCGCGTTTGTGCTTGTCTTGTCTCCCGAGCTCTATCACTTTGCACAGTGGCATTGGGGCGGTTTCGAGAAGCAACTTGAGATGCAAATGCTTCGGTATGACAGAGACATCGTTTACAACGCCTTGAAGGTCAAATTCTGGTCAGAGATCGCGGGTGGTGCAGCCGCCTGGTTTGTGATGAATCGCTTTGCCTGACAGGTGTAACTCACTGACACGAGGGAGCGGCGTGCGCTCGATTCGCTCGGATTCTTGGCTTGCAGTGCGGCGATAGCCCCTGCAAGACAGGCGACAATGAGTAACCGGGCGCCGCCGATATGCATGCAGTCCACATGCTACGATTCGCACCAAAACAAACGGGGGTGCGATGGAACGCGGTCTGTTTAAGTACGCGGTGGTTGTGATGTGTGCGATGGTCGGCATAGCCGGATACAACGTAGTCGACTGGAAGCGTTTGGACGCTGCCAGCTGGGCCGCATGGGTGCAGGCGGTTGGCGGAATCTTCGCGGTAATTGCGGCCTTCGGAGTTGCGCGATATACGATCCGCGCGGATCAGAAGCGCAAAGCTCGTGAAGAATCAGTTACCCAGGCGGCGGATTTGCTGGCGTTGCACCACATCGCGGCAGAGCTCGAGCAAATGTGCATATTGACGAACTTCGAGAAGTCGAATTTGTGCGAGCGGACCATCTATCCCGACGCGGCCGGCGAATTTCGTTCGATCGCCGAGCTTGTTGCGTCGTTACCCGTCATCAATGTGGTAACACTTGGGGAGATTGAAATGCTGTTGGAACTGCGCAGAACAGCGACATTTTGTTCCCGTATCTTCGAAGAAGATGGTCATCTAAAAGGTGATGAGTTTGTTTTGAAACATAGGCGAGACTTCGCTAAATTCCACGACCGCTGCGCACATATCAGCACTCATATGTGGAATCGCGTCGAAGAAGTTTGCCCTGGACATTTCACTGATAAGCGCCGAATGCATCTTTGAATCCGCCGCTGGGCAGTAGATGCTTATGCAGTCCGCGGATTCATCCCATTCCTGGGTGGTCGCGTGGCCTAGGAGCGCTACGACAAGCACGCCAAGGCTCTTGAGCCATAGGATCAGCGGGGCATCCATTCGATACCGCGCACGATCCGGCCGACCGGTTCGAGCACAAGCACCTCGGATTCCTTCTCGCTGCGCACGAGCGCATTGCCACGCCGCTGGGCTTTCTCGAGCGACGTGTGACGTTTCGGCTTGCAATACCTGCCGACCGTCACGAACAGCGGCGCACGTGCGCCGACCGGCCCGAGCGTCAGCTCATCGATGCGGGCTTCGAGTGCCGCGGTATTCGCGCGCCAGGTGTCAGCTCGTTGCTGCGCGGCGTCGCGCTCGGCGGTAAGGCGTTCAACTTCGGCGCGCAGGTCCGCGATGATCCGCGCGACGTCGACGACTCCGACATTCGGCTCCATCGAGTCGCCAACCGGACCGACCGATACCAGTGCTGGCGCTGCAGCGGCGGGCGGCGCGTCACCGGTCGGCGTTGCCGGCCGCGGTGCCCGCGCGAGCCAGTACACATACTCGTTGCCGCCGCCGGCCCGCTTCTCGCGCTCGACGAGCGCCTCGCCAAGCATCCGGTTCAACTCCTTCGTCACGTCGAGATGCGGGAGCCCGGTGCCGGTCGCCACGGCCTTCGCTGTGGCTTCCGACGTCGCGGCGAGATATTTCTCGATGTCCTCTCTCACGCTGCCTCCCGAATTGCATGCTGCGCGGCCGGCGCGACCTGACCGCCCTCGACCCAGAATGCTTCGATGGCTTCGGGCAGGCCGCCGGGCGGCGTTTTCAGGCTCATGAACACGAGCGCCGTGTCGATCTGGTCGGTGTACGCGAGATCGTCGAGCCAGTAGAGCAGCCGGTCTCGCTCCGGCCCGACCAGAACGTCGGCGCGATCGAGCACGAGCACCTTCAGGCCCGAGAAGTGGCTGATCGTCGCGGCGATGTGCGCGTCGACGCGCCAGCGCTCCGATTCGGACAGCAGGGCGTACGTGCGCCCGTCGGCGAAGATCTCCATCTCCGGCGTGATCGTCACGTCGGCCCATTCGGACATCTCGGCGAGCGCGACGAGGCGCTCGTTCATCGGCGTTAGCGCTTCGCTGAGCAGGTCGGCAGGGATGCCATTCGGCGCGAGCGCGTCGGCGATCGCCTCGTACGCCGCGACGTCTGCGTGCAGCGCTGCAGCCTGCTTTACCAGATCGGCGGCCCCGGCGGCGCGCCGCTCGATTTCGCGAAGCGTCGCGATGTCGGTGTCGAGCTGCTTTCGGCGGTGCTGAAGGTCGGCCAGCTCCGAGCGCGCGGCGTCGCCGCTCTCGCGTGCGGCGGCCGCGCCGCTGTCCGCCGCATCGTCTTCGAGCGCGCGCAACTGCGTCGCGGCCGAGTCTGCGGCTTCGAGGTCGCGTTTGCGATTCGCGGCCGCGTTTTGCAGCGTTTTCAGGCCCTGCTCGTACTCGGGCAGCTTCGCAGCCGCGTCGGCATCGCGCGCACCGGCTGCGGCCGCCGCCGACAGCACGCCGTTGAGGTAGCGCAGGAGGGCGCCGCACTCGGGGCACGAACATTCGGTGCCGGCCGGCGCCGCGCCGGCGCGCACACGAAGCGCTTCGACCTTGGGCAGGAATTCGGCAACCTGTTCGTCGGCGAGCTGCGCGAGCTCGACCGCCTTCGCGTAACCGGCGGCGCGCGTGCGCAGATCGGCGATTTTCGACGCGCGCGCACGTGCCGCGGTGTCCGCCGCGTCGGCCGCGCCGATCTGCTGCTGCAGTTCGCCGATCCGGTCGTCGAGCGCCGCGCGGTCGCCCGTGAGCTTCCGCAATGCTGCCTCGTCGAACTCGACCGGCGCCGGGCGCCAGGTGGCTGCCTTCTGGCTGCCGTACGTCTCGCCGGTCGCGTTGCGCCAAGACTGCTTCGCGCCGCGCGCGCGGTCGGCAGCTTCCTTCTGCGCCGCTTCAAAGCCGGCACGCAACATCGGCGTGATGGCCGCGAGCCGCGCGGCGGCCGGCGCCGGCACCGCATCGGCGCGGAACTCGAGCTTGGCCAGCAGCCGCGCGCGCATTTCGTCGACGCCGATCTTCACGCCCATCAGGTCGTACAGGAACGCCCGGCGCTCGGCCGCGCCGAGGTGCGCGAACCGCTGCGCGTCGAGCACCAGTGGAAGGCGCGGATCCTCGGCGAGCTCGCGCTTGAGCTTCCCGGACGGCAGCATCACGCTGTTCGCCTGCTCGCCGCATGCGACGACGATCTGGCCGCCGTCGGCCCCCTCGGTGACGAGCGAGCCGTATTCCTTCTTCAGCGAGACGCGCACGGTGTCGCCGGTGAGCGCCATGCGCACGGCTTCCTGCAGGCTGCTCTTGCCGGCGCCGTTCGGGCCGGTGAAGAGGGCGACAGGCTTCGCGAGCCGGATATCCGCCGTGCGGATGCCGAGCACGTTCGCCACGTAGATGTCGGTGATTTTCACGCTGCCTCTCCTTTCGGTCCGCGCGGCCGCAGCACCGTGCGACCGCCGTCCGAATCCATTGCACTGACGATGCCCTTGGTTTCGAGCAGCTCGACCAGCCGCGCGGCGCGGTTGTAGCCGATCTTGAACTGGCGCTGCACGCTGGAAATCGCGACCTTCTGCTGCTCGATCACGAATGCCTCGACCTGGGGATACAGCGGGTCCTCGTCGCCGGAGGCGGCTTGTTCCTCATGCCACTCCTTCCAGCCCTTCACCCATGCGATGCACAGTTCGCCGGCCATCACGGGGCATTCGCTTTCGGGCTTGCCGTCGGCGGCCGCCTGCCGGCCGGCCTGATGCTGCTCGTCGATCTGCGCTCGCGTCGGGCCGTCGCCGAGCTTCGGCACCTCGCGGAACTCGGCGTCGACGACGTCGTCCCCGTCGGGCCGCTGGCCGTCCATGCCGTCGCCGTCCTGATCGGTGTACTCGCGGCCGAGGTCCAAGCCGCGCTGATCCGTTTCGCCGCGGATCTCGTCCATGCCGCCGGTGTGCTCGCCCGGGTTTGCGACGACGACCAGAACGGTTTTCCCGCTTGCTTCGTAGAGCTCGTGCAGGTTCGGCTGAGAACCGCCGAATTTCACGACCGCCTTGACGCCGTCTTTGATCGTGATCTGGTCGAGGTCACCCTGGACGACGATGCGGCCATCGCTCGCGATCAGATGCGTCGCCATCTTCACGTTGTGCTCGACGCGCGCACGCAGCCGGTCGATGACGTCGTTTTGCTTCTTCTCGGACAGCTTCACCCAGATGTCGGGCATCAGCTTCATTTCGGTCACCAGCGCGGAAAGCAGGTCTTTGCCGATGCTGTCGGCGGTCATCTGGAGGACGTTCTTGTCGGTCATGTCGAAATCCTTGGCGGCGGAAGGCGCGCGTTAGTCGGCGTTGATCGGGCCGCGCGGCCGACGGCCGGCCGGCGCGGTCGTTTGGGAAGATGCCTTGCCAGCGGCCGCCTGTTCGGCTGCCGCCGTGATGGCGCGCATGCGTGCGGAGGCGAGGGCGTTCAGTTCGGCCTTGGCGGTTTCGTCCGGCACGCCGCTGATCGCACTGCGGGCGAGGTCGAGGTCTTCGGGCGTTTTCGCGCTTTCGATGTCTTCGCGGATGCCGCGCACGAGGCCGGCGGCATCGAAGTCGAAGCCGCCTTGCGGTGCGTTGCCAGCGCCGTCCGCTCCCTCGTGCGCTGCTTGTGCTCCGACCTGGTCTGCGCCGGCGCCTTCGGGGGATTGCTTGCCTGCCGGTGCGGAGGGACCAGCCACCGCGGTGCTGCGAACCTCTTCGGCCGGTCGTGCCGGGCCTGATCGTAGGGTGTCGAGCGTCGTGGTCTGCACGGTGAAGGAGCCGTCCGGGTAGACGTCCACGATGTCGGCTTCTTCCTCGGACGTGCGACCCATGCCCATGACAATGTCGGGCGCGTGGATGTTGCCGAAGAAGCTGCCGGCACGGTACTGGAACATCAGCGTGCGCAACCCGGTCTGCCACTTCGATCCGGCTTTCCCGTACCAGCCTTCCTCGACGACCATTCGCATGCTGACCGGGGCCGATTCGATCACCGGCATGCCGATGTCCCGATACAGGTCGAGCATGCGGCCCGAATACTGGCGAACCTGTTCGGGGGCGAGGCGCGGTTCCGGCGTACCCCGCGGAAGTGCCCAGGCAATGCACTCGATGTCGTCGACTTCGACCTGACGGTCCTCGAAGATCGGTTTCCGTGCTTCCTTGTTCCAGCCAGTTTTTTCCTTGTACTTGGCCGTGATCTTGCCGCGGTTGATCATCTGAAAGCGCAGCGGCGTGAATCGCCCCGACGCGTTGATCGCCGCGATCACGAACTTGCCGGACCAGCGCAACTTGCCCTCGATCATGTCGGCGTTCTGCATCACGGCGGTGATCGACATGCGGACGGCGCGCGCGACCTCGATCGAGACAAGGCAGTTGCCGATCGCAGAGGGGTTCTCGACCCAGATTTCCTCGCCGTTCACCTTCTTCAGGTTGTGCGACCGGAACTGCGCCGGAACGGCATCGCTGCTCGCGTATGCTTTGGCGATACGGTTGGCCAGAATAAAGCCGCGCTCGGTGAACATGTCGACGGCTTGGTCTGGAATCAGCGCCGGTGCGCCGCCGGCTGCCTTCACTTCGCTCAGTTGTGCGGGTGCATTCATGGGTGCCTCATTACTCGTGGAATTTGCAGACGCCGTGTCGCGGGCAGTACTTCGCATCGCAGAGCAGCGATTTCGGGTTCGGATAGAAGCGGCCGGTGCGGAACATGTCGGCCGCGAATTCGATGAGGCCGGGCTCGTCGTCGGTGCCGATCATCACGCGCTTGGCGTTTTTCACGGGCGCGGTGGCCACGTCCGGTGTGCCCTTCGTTTTCAGGCCAATGATTTCGGCCGTGTCGGCGATCAGCTCGCCGGTCGTGTGCTCGTAGAGCATCTCGTAGGTACCGATCTGCGGGCCGTGTCCCTTCGTGACCGCCACACCTTTCTGCACCGCAGATGAGCCGCTTTTGAGGTCGGCGATGCCCGGGCCGAGAGCGGTACGGCGCACGCGCGCCCGGTCCATCGTGCCGGTGAGGCGGATCACGATCCCACCGCCGCAGTCGATGTCGAGCGGCTTTGTCTCCATCTCGACTGCGACGAAGTCGTAGCGTGGTGCGATCTCGAGGCAGTACTTCGTAGTGAGCGAGAGCCCGATGCGCTCGGCCTCCGACAGGCTCAGGTCATCGCGCGCCGGGTCGAATTCGTTCGCCGGGTCGCGCAGCTTGTCGACGAAGGCGCCAGCTGCATCGTCGACCGTCAGACCAGAGCCGTCGAGGCGTGCCTGGTCGAATATGGCGGTGCCAGCGTGGATTGCGGTGCCGAGCGCTGCGCGCAGCCCCACGACGTTGCGCATCTTCAGGAGGTGAATGCCTTCCCAGCGATATGCGCAATCGAATAGGCCGCCCCAGCTCGACGCGCGCACCGAGTACACGGACGGAGTCATGCCGCACCTGCGGTTTCGGTATCGACGTCCGCGGCCGGCGCCGGCATCTTCTCGACGCACACGTACGGAAAGCGGTCGGGAAACGGCTTGATGTGCTTGTAGAAGTGCGAGCCGATCGAGTCGGCTCCCTTGAGCGCATCGAAGTTCGCTTGCGTGAACTGGCTGTAGTGGTACAGCGATGTCCGCGCGCCCGCCTTGCGATCCTTGAAGCGGACCGCGAGCGTTTCAGATTCGGTGTCGTAGCCGATGCTATGGATCTGCGACGACTCGACCGGTTGGGTGTCGATGGTTTTCATGTCTTGGAACTCCAGATAGAACGACGAGAGACGCGCAACATGCGGCGCGCGCGATGTGGCGGAGAACGTGGCGTCGACGAGTGCGACGGCAGCGTTTAGAGGATTCCCCAGCGTTTGCTGAAGTAGTCGATCGCGACGGCGATCGCCGCTACCGAGATGAAGATCGCGAGAACGAGCGCACGTGCGGCACGCGGGTGCCGGCGCTCGAAGAGGTCGGCGTGATCGGTGAAGCGGCTCATGATGGCCTCGTGGGAGCGATGACAGGCGCGTCGTCTGGCGCACTGATCAGCGTCGGCACGACAAGCCAGACGAAGACGAACAGGATCGTCGCGACGACGAACCACAGGCCGACCAGCTCGCCGACCTTGCGCAGAAAGGACTTCATCCGAGGCTCCGCAGATACGGGCCGGCCAGATCAGCGCCGAACCAGAGCGCGCCGATCGCGACGCCGTATGCGACTGCCCATGCCGAGCCTTCGATTACGTAGCGCAGGCGCGATACAGGCGATTTCCTGTATTCGCGAAATACAGGCTGTAGGCTGTTGAGGGGCGAGCGCATCAGTGGTTCCTCCGCAGCGTCCGCTCGGCGAAAGTCGCGACGTTCTGCTTCGTACGGTCGAGGATCTGCTGCGCGATCGCCTCGCTACCGACCATCGCGATGCCGAGGGCCGCCTTGCTGATCAGCATTTCCATCACGTTCGCCAGCGCGTTCGGGTTGCCATACGCACCGGATTCACGCACGTAGTCGGCGATCAGCTTTTCAGCGAGGTCGCCGCATTGGGTGGGGGATTTGAGATTGCTCATCGGTCGACTCCGGCGATGGTGATGTGGCGAACGGGATCGGACGCGGGCATGGGTGCGGCGAAGCCTGCCTTCGCCAGCGCGTCATCGACAACGGCGCGGATGCCGGACGTGAGCACAGTCTTGGACGCGACCAGGTGCAGTGCGTCGATCAGGTGCGCCATCGGTTGAAGGTCTGCGTCGAGAGAGCGGTCAGCCGCGAGCGAGCGCGCATAGGCATCGGCCGACGAACTGTCGTCGACATCCGAGGGCAGCTCGCCATACGCGAAGCTCGAGTCGGCCCACTCCTGCGCGAGCTCCTTCGCGCGCTGCAGCCACGCCTGACCGAGCGTGTGCTTGATCTCGTTCATGCTTTGCCTCGAGCGCGGAGCATGGCGTCAGCCACGCTGTACGCGAGAACGGCAACTTTGTCGGCTCGATCCTCGCCCAGCTTCACGTTCGGGTCGGCGAGCAAGCCGGCGATTGCCTTCGCCGCAAAGTAGTCACGCAGCTTCATGCCGGGTTGGCCTTCGTATCCGTTGCAGTCGCCGGGAACTTCCGGAAACGCCGGGCCGCCGCCGTTGATCTCGTTCATGTGGTCTCTCAGTGTGGTGTGATCGCCAGCCGAAGCCGGCGCGGTTGCTCAGTCGTCGAGCGCGCGACGCCCGGCGTGATCGGTGCAGCTGGAGAACCCGGCGTTGGCCGGGCCGAACTTCTGGCCGCATCCGGAGCAGTAGACGTTGGCGAAACTCGGCACGGCGCCGGCGAGATCGGCGGCCGCGATGCGCCGCGCGATCTCAGCCTTCAGAACGTCTTGGCAGATGTTCCAGACCTCGTACACGTCTTCGATCCGACCGCGGCGCAGTGCCGCGTCGAGTACAGCGATCTGCTCGGTCGAGAACGGCAGCACGTCGAACGTGACGCGCTCGGCGATCGCTTCGTTGCGCTCGTCGCGCGCCAGGGCGTCGTCGTCGGCCGCCGCCTGCAGCTGCTCGGCGCGTCGGTCGACCAGCGCGGGCAGTGCGCGGACGTTGTGGTGATGAGGTCGAGGAGTGTGCATCGCGCCCTCCGTTGAAAGTAGGATTGCTAATTAAACGTCTGTCTTGAATTGCGGCTGTGCATGCGCAGCTCTCACTGGTGACGCCTCAGAAGAAGAACCGCCACCGGTCAGAACTGCATCACTCGCGCGCCCGGCTACTCCCGGCCGAGCCGGCTCCGGGCCGCGCGAGGTTTGTGCCGATTACGACGCCATCGGTCACGTGTTGCTGGCTGTCTTGTGTCAGGTTCGTTCAAGCCTGCAAGCGGTAGCCAAACATCGGCCTAGCGCGCTGCGCCTGTCCTGACTCACGAGGCGGATCGCCCCGGCCGGTTGCTCCCAATACTGCGGTCCCGGCTGTCCAGATTGTGTTCACGATGCCGGCATGACTGCTGCCGATCCGTCTAATGAGCGATCCGCCTGGGCGGTGGCGCGACGTCGGTGCCGCGTTGAGGGAAATTATAACTAAGGTTATCGACGTGTCAACAACCAAAGTTATCGTGCGGATGGAAAATTTGTAACAGAAGGCGGAACGGGAGGTGATCACGCGGGACGCTGCGCGCAAAAAAGCCCGCTCAGGGCGGGCTTGCGCGAACTACGGTATTTCTAGGGAAGGCTATGCCGATTTTCGGCGGACCGCGCGGAAAATAGCGATGGGAGTGACTCCGTACGCATCAGTTGGGCGCCCCATCATTTCACGCAATCCCCCCAGCATTTGCGACATCGCAGAATCGAGACCGGATGAACTGACATCCGGACTGGGCTCAACGACTCCGGGCTGCGCATCGACGATTCCCAAAACAAACCATTGGCCAGGCACTTGCGTGCCATGCTTCAGAGCCAAGTCATCCGGATTGATCAGCATGCTTTCGGCCCGCAAGGTCGACCAAAGAGTATCTTCGCCGATCCTGAACGAAGCCTGGATCGAATGCGGCAGCTTCTGAAGAATTTTCGCGAGGCGATCATAGGATTTTTTTCCCTCCGCCATAACTTTCTGCTTTTGTTTTGGGGGGAGAGTGAGCCCCTCCAGCTCGTTATGCAGGAAAACGTCCGCGAAATCTGACCACATCTCCTTCAGCATTCGAATATCGATTACGCTCATTGTGCCGCTCGCCAAGAAAAGCCCACCGATAGGCGTGTTGGCGATCTCGCGATGCACAAACTGAAATTCATCGAGGCGATCGAGTACCTCGATTGGAGCAAGCCAACTGGGGTCAAACAAACGTTCGAGCCCTCGTTCGACCACGTCGGTGCCCCCCATTTCGCCAGACAGCACCTTGATCGACCCGCCCATCTTGGACGTGTCCGACGACGAGTCTTTCGCGGTTCGCTTTGTCTGCGTCAGGACTCCGTCTTCGAACAGTTGCGCAAAATAGAAATCGACCCGCCCTCTATCGAGGTATGCGAAGTCATAGAGATATTCGATGCTTGGTGAGCCTTGATCCACGGTCGATTTCCTCTTGGATTGATTTTTTCTTTTCCTCGAACGTGCGTTGCCGCTCACGGAGGGAGTCCAAGGCCATATGGATTCCCTCGGTGACGCTCTTGCTGAATCTCGAATCGGCTTCCAAGACCTTCTGGACGCTTGAGATAAAGTCTTGATCCATATGGAGATCCTCCCTGCGAAGCCATCATTATAGCTGGCGAGCAGCGCCTGCGATGCCCAAGGCATTCAATTGGCCGATCAAGTCCTCGGCTCTCCCCAGGGACTGCAGCTGTGCAACCCACGGTCGCGTGATTATATCCGGGAGCTTGGCGTCGCGCCCCCAATTCAGTATCCGCATAACGCAGTTGAAAGCCCCTGTTTTTTGCGCCACACTACTGTACATACATACAGTAGTGTGGCGAACGGAAGACGAGGGCGGCCAGTGGAAGAAGAAATGAAGACGCGCCTGCGCTGCAGGCCGGGAGACTTGGCAAGGGTCGTGGCGAGCACGAACCCAGCGCTGATCGGCACGATCGTGACAATTCAGAGGCTGCGTTCTGACGGCCGGTGGGATGTGCTGCTCGAAAAGCCGGCGTTCGGCTTCACGGGGCTGATGAAGCGGCCGGTCGTGACGCGGGAGTTTTCGTTCTGGGATGCGTCGCTAGAACCGTTGCCGGAGAGCGCCCGGTCTGTTAGTCGCCGCGCGGCCTATCTTCGTCCGGAGTCGAGCGAGGGGTGGGAAGCGTTTGAGCTAGCAAGCCACTGATGTACGCCTCGACCTTGGCGCGGCCGAGGTCGTCGAGCTGATCGTATCCAGCTGGGATCTGCGGGCCCACTTCGTCGCCGAATTCGAGCCACTCCAACGTCGTCAGAAGGGCCCGCGCGAGCGCGAACCCGTTCGTGGTCGTGGTGCTGCCGCCTCGTTCAACCTTTGCTATCGCCGGCTGAGATACGCCGACAAGTTCCGCGACGTGCTTCTGGGACAGGCCCAGTGCTTCGCGACGCTCCTTTGCCCGACGCCCGAATTCAGGATTTTCCATAGCGGGCATCGTATAACCTTGGTTGTAGGGCGGCAAATAACCAAAGTTCTTGCGGATGAATAACTTTGGTTATAGTATTGCCGCATGAAACCGACCAATTGCTCCGTGCCGGCTCTGGAGGCAGCGATCCAAAAAGCTGGGTCGCAGTCCGCACTTGCCCGCCTGATCGGCAAAAAGCAGCCACACATCCACAAGTGGCTGCATTCCCCCAATCCAATGAGACCCGAGAACTGTGTCCTCGTCGGAAATGCCGTCGGCATCCCGTACAGGGACTTCCGTCCGACCGATTGGCACCTGATCTGGCCTCATCCCGCGGAAGCCGCCGCGCCGGGGCACACGGGCGCATGTATGTCAGAAGGGGAGCGGCACGACGTGCTTCATGCGGGCATCGGCTGATCGAAGTGGTTCGCATTAGTTGAAAGCTGGCCAGGTGTTGTCCTGGCCTTTATTTCGCCCCGGCGCCAACTGGGTAAGCAAGTGGGTAATCAACTGGGTAACGATTGATTTTTCGTATGAACCAGCCAGAAATCAGGATGTTCGCGCTGTGGACGCCGGCCGCCACGCTGCCCGAGAGCGAGATCGAAGCTATGACGTTCGAGGAGTGCCTGGCGAAGGCGCTCGAGATCGGCGTCACGCGCTTCGATAGAAAGACGCTCGCGAAGAAGTCGAAGATCCACTATCCGCATCTTGGCGACCTGATCGCCGGCCGCCGGCCGTTTCCGGCGACGAAGCTGCACCTGTTCTGCATGTTCACCGGTTGCGATTATCCGCGGCAGTGGCTCGCGATCCAGGAGCGCAAGGCGATCGAGGAATACCGGCGGCTCAGCCAGCAGGCGATCGGCGAGTTCGTCCAACAGGTGTTCGGCCAGCGGCAGGTGGCCGCATGACGCTGACTCTCAGCCAGCGCGACGTCGGCAAGCCGTTCGCTCGAAAACTCGGGCGCCCCATGACCTATCTCGGCATCGTCGAGAACAAGCACCTTTTCATCTTCCGCGATCCCCCCCAGGACTACCTCGCGTTCCGTGCGGACCAGCTCTGGATGCTCGAGCACGTGCGACCCGAGGCTGCGCCGATCGACAACACGAAGGAGGGCGGCTTGTGCTGATTCGTCAATTTGAGTGCGAGGGCACGCGCGAATTATTGACCTCAGGATCTCTTGGTCAAAATCGCGTTATCAACTGTGGAAGTGTGCTTTTCGCAGATACCGATGGCATTGTTCAGAAGTTTCTCTGCCTCGGTCAGCCGCTCGTGAGCATTGCCGAACAGATTTCTCTGGTATTCCGCTTCAACGCTTACGGTGATTTCCGCGAACTCGGCCTTTGTTTCCTTGGCGATATTGTCGTTCGTCGACGCTTCGTCCATTTCCGAGACAAGCCGCTCAAATCGATTCTGGACTTCGTGAAGATCCGCCATCGCGGCGCGCAGCCTACCGTGAGCCCCTTCGATCTGCATTGCGCAATGATCTGGAAGTGCAACCATGCTGCGAATTTCATCGAATTCCAGATACGGGATTCCTTTAAGGCTTTCAAATCCTCGCTTGGCAGATTGCGCGTGTTCCGTAAGAGTCTCGTATGTTTGCACGCCTTCGTACTCCAGGACAGTGAGAGCCCCGTCAATAGCGACCGCTGCCGTCCCCGCTTTCCACACCGCGCTCTGAAGCTTCGGAACTGCGCCCACGGCAGACAGTCTGGCCCGCACCAATTCATCGGCCTGCTGCTGTCGACGCTGATCTTTCGAAACCCACAGTGCAATGCCGGCGGCACCAAACGTACCAAGCGCAACCAGAGCATTAACTGGTACGCCGACTGCTGTCCAAAAATCTTTCGGATCGACATTCGCGTGAAATATCGCGATGGCGACACAAGTGACTGCCAAATAGCAAATTGCGATCAACAGTGCGACGAATGCAAGGTGAGTGATTTCCCACGCGCGTTTCATGATTTCCCCGATGTTTATTTTGGCGCGATCGTAGCACGCCTGGTGGAGGGGGCATGAATTGGAACCATGACGATCTCGCCGGAGATCTTGCCGCTCATCTTCGCGGCGCATCCGATCGCCTCGTATGGACCGACATGCAGCTCGAGCCCATCCAGGTTGCGATCGAGTCGGCTGCCGACCCGCTGCCGCATATCGCGCGGGAGGGTGCATGAGCGGCCAACAACTCGACTTTCTCGCTGCCGGTGCACAGCGCCTGCAGATGACCGAGTCCCTCGAGCTCACGATCCAGTCGATGCAGGCCTACGGGCCTGAGCATGACCACTGGGGGATTGCCTGGTCTGGTGGGAAGGACAGCACCGCGACGCTCACGATCATCTGCTGGCTGATCGACACCGGCAGGATCGCTGCGCCGAAGACCCTGACGGTCTTCTATGCGGACACCCGGCAAGAGCTTCCGCCGCTCGCGATCTCAGCGTTGAAGATCATGGACGAGCTTCGCGACCGTCGCATCCAGGTCGAAGTCGTGCGCGCGCCGCTCGACAAGCGATTCATGGTTTACATCCTCGGTCGCGGCGTTCCGCCGCCCAACAATAACACGCTCCGTTGGTGCACGCGGCAGATCAAGATCGATCCGATGGAAGAAGCGTTGCGCCACCGCCTCGATGGCGTCGATGGTGGGATCCTGATGATCACCGGTGTGCGTCAGGGCGAAAGCGCGATTCGCGATCGTCGCATCGAAATGAGCTGCGGCAAGGATGGAGCCGAGTGCGGCCAAGGCTGGTATCAGCAGGTTCTGCCGAACGCGCGTGGCCTGCGCGGTCGCATTGCGACGCTCGCGCCGCTGTTGCACTGGCGAGTCTGCCACGTCTGGGAATGGCTCAAGCATTGGGCGCCGGAAGCCGATTTCGGCGACTGGTCGACGCGCGCGATCGCGGATGCATACGGCGGCGACGAGGCTGAAGAACTGAATGCACGCACGGGCTGCATCGGCTGCCCACTGGCGCAGGAAGAGAAGGCGCTGGAGACGGTGCTTCGTAGTTCCCAGTGGTCCTATCTCGCTCCGTTGCGCGGCATCAAGCCGTTGTGGCGTGAGCTGCGCGAGCCGCACCATCGCCTGCGGAAGCCGGGACTCGAGAAGCTGAAGGGCGGCGGCGTTGCAAAGAACCCACAGCGCCTGGGCCCGCTCACGTTCGAGGCTCGGCTGATGGCGCTCGACCGAATCCTTTCAATCCAAAACGAATGCAACCGCGTTGCGCACGCTACGGGCCGACCGACGGTCGACCTGATCGACACAGAGGAAGAGGCTCGTATCCGCGAGCTGATCGCAGCACAGACCTGGCCGCAAGGATGGGAGGGTGACGAGCCGACCGGTGACGTCATCCTCGACGTCGTGTATGCGAACGGCGCAGTGCAGCCGCGGTTGTTTTCGGAAGAGGAATACGTGTGAACGACCTCCCGAATCCTCTCACCTACCGCTATCGCATTGAGGGCGTTTCGATGCCGCATCATCGATTTTTTCGTCGGGCGACCGGTGCGCACCAGTGCGTCATTACCTTCTGCCAGGTGACGCGTGCCCGGCTCCTCTTTATGGCGGAGCAAGGACGCAGATATGTCGGAAAACAAGGATCAACCACTACCGCTCGAGCTGCTGATCGAAGCGCGACCGGAGATCATGGTTGCGCCCACGAGCGATGGGAAGGTCGAGATCATCGTCAATTCGATGGACGTCGATTCGCAACAGGTCGTGCGCGAAGAGGTCGTGTTTCCGCTCGAATGCGCGGAGCAAGTTGCCGAAGCGCTGATTGCGCTCGCCAAGCGGCACAAATAACACACGCGTGGCCGGCGCTCTCTGAACGGGGGGCGCCATGAACTACTACCCCCATCACATCGGCGATTTCCGGTCCGGCACGGTCAACATGACCCGTGTCGAGCGCTGGATTTATCGCGACCTGATCGACGTCTACTACGACACCGAGAAGCCACTCCCGCTCGATCTCGACGCAGTGTGCTATGCCGTCGGCGTCAGCTCCGAGGAGGAGCGTCGCGCGGTTGCCAATCTGCTGCGCTTCAAGTTCACCAAGACCGACGCCGGGTATGTGCACGATCGTTGCGAAATCGAGATCGCGGCGTACCGTTCGCGCGCAGAAACTGCCCAAGAGAACGGGAAGAAGGGCGGCCGACCGAAGAAGCGGACAGGTAGCGGGTCGGGTACCAAACCTAACCCATCCGGAACCCAAGAAAAACCCACTGGGTTTTCTCCGGGTTCCCATCCGGATGCCAGCGGCCCCCCAGACATAACCGGTTCTAAAACTAACCAAGAACCAACAACCAATAACCAAGATGTAAACCCAAGCGGCGGCGGCACAGCACAGGCAGTAGCGCGCGACGACGCGCCGATCGCCGCCGCCGCTTTCGTCGAAATCCTTCGCTCGTCGGGCGTCGGCTTCGCCGCCGATGACGCGCGGTTGGCGAGCTGGCCCGCGCGCGGCGTGACTGCCGACGACCTGCTCACGGCCATCGCCACGGGACGCAAGCGCCGGGAGCGCGAGCGCTCCGAGCAGCCGCTCAACGCCGGGCTGCTCGACCTGATCCTCGGCGACCTGCTCGCCGCGCGTGCCGCGAAGCCAGCAACAGGAGCGCGCACTGTCGGCGACTGGTGGCGCTCGTGGACCGGCATCGTCGAGCGCGGCACCGCGCTCGGCATCGAGCAGAGCCGCGACGAACCTCCGTTCGATTTCAAGCTGCGCGTGTTCGACGCCGCGGGCGACGGCCCGTGGTGGGACGACCACAACCGCGCGTTTCGGAACACTGCCGGCCCGGTCGCGGCCGGTGCTTTGATGGGGGAAGGGCGATGAAGCGAATCACGAAGGCGATGAAGCAGACCGGCGGCCATCGCTACTGCTGCGAATGCGCGGCTCACGGCCCGCGCGTGAAGGCGCATTGGACGCACAAGGGGCGCGACTACTGCGATGCGCACAAGCCGTCCGAGACGGCGGCGCAGCCCGCTCGCGAGGTGCGCGCATGACGCAGCAATCGCTCATCACGGCGTCGCCGATCGCGCAGCGCGTCGAGTTCATCGTTCCGGGCAAACCGGTCGCGAAGGGGCGGCCGCGTTTCTCGCGCCGCAACGGCATCGTGCGCACGCACACGCCGGAGGAATCCGAGCGCTACGAGAACCTCGTGAAGATGGCCGCCCGCGCTGCGATGCGCAGCGCCACGCCGTACGCCGGCCCGATCCGCCTGATCGTGCACATCGGCCTGCCGATTCCGGCGAGCTGGTCGATGAAGCGCCAGGGCGAAGCGGCCGCTGGCGCCATCGGCGCGACGAAGAAGCCGGACGCCGACAACGTTGTCAAGGCGTTGAAGGACGGCATGAACGGAGTGGTGTACGTCGACGACGGCCAGGTCGTCGATCTCTGGGTGTCGAAGCGCTACGCGCGCACGCCGGGTGTGCGCATCGAGGCGATCGAGTTGAATTTGAAGTCAGCATAAGGAGCGGGGCCTTGAAAGCAAAAAGCAAACTCACAATCAACGGGCTGATCGGGGCGATGAAGCCCGGTGTGCGGTACTCGGCGCACGACCTCGCACGTCGTCTGAAGCATCCCGTTTCATCGGTGCGCCAGCTGCTGTCGCTCGACGTGGCGCTCGCGCGGCTCGACATGCACTCCGAAAGCCGCGGCCGCATGTATTCGCTCGCCGGCACGAGCCGCTCGCCGGGCACGCACGTCGACACGCGCATTCGGCCGGACTTCACGAGCAACCTGTCCGGCTACATGGCCGAGATCAACACGCGCCAGGCGTTGGCGATGACGACGCGGGGTGCGCGATGAGCGATGTCGTTGAGTTCAAGTCCGCGTTCGACGCGGTGCGTTTCGCACTCTGCTACTCGTCGCAGCAGTACGGCGAGACGATGATGGCGAAGCGCCTGCGCGGCGAGTCGATCGGTACCGGCATGGGGCTGGTCGGGCTCGATGGCGCGGGGCAGGCCGGGGAGATTCGCCGGCACCTCTGGGAGCTGCCCGAATTGCACCTGTCCGTGATTGTCGCGCGCGCGGCGCCGCACGACCTGCCGTGCTCCTGCGGTGCAGCGTGCTGCAGCGGCCGGACGCCGAATCTCGAGTGGCAGGCGGCGATCGGCTGGCTGATTCGGGCGTCCGCCGCGTACTGCTCGGGCTTCTCGCACTACCGTGTGCGTCGAGCGATCATCGAGCGTCTGTTCGGGGTGAAGTGCGACCTGGTCGACATCGCGCATGACTGCGACGCGCACGTGAACACCGTCAGCAAGCAGAACGCTGCGGTGCGCCGGTGGATCGAAGGCGACAAGAAGGCCGGAGAGACGGGCGTCGAGGGGCTCGTATGGTCGGTGATCGAACGACGGTTCAGCGAGCTCGGTTTGCTGCAGGAACGATCGACCGCTTGACAATGTGTGTTTGGCACACAATAATCCGCAATATTCGATACACGTCATACGTGCGTCCAAAGCAAAAAAGCCCGCGAAAGCGGGCTTTTTTGTTGGCGGCTGCGGGATTATTTGGGGCGCGACGTCGTGTTCTGGAAGGAATAGATGGCGCGGTTCTGTGCGTCTTTACGTTCGAACGAGATGAAACCCTTCGGAAAACCGTCGGGACCCGTCATCACCGGCGTACGCGCTTCAGCCAGCTTGCGGAACGCTTTGCCGAGTGCGATGCGCTGGCCAGCCGTCAGTGCTTTCCACTCGGGCGTGCCAAAGCCGATGCGATGCAGTTCTTCGACGGTGAACTCGTCGTTGACCTTGAAGTTGCGAGCACACTGATAGACCGATTGGGCGACTTCTTCCGGGTTGTATTGGACGATTGCGGGTTCTTCCTCCTGGTCCGCACTCGCAGTGATGCGCGTGAGCAGGAGTTCCTCGAGTTCGATCTCTGCGGCGGCGGCAGCTTGCAGGGCTTCGAGCAAAACGGGGTCCGGAATGTTGAGCGTGATGGTAGTCATGATGAGTTCTCTACGGTTAATAGCTATCGCGTGATTGCGATTAGCTTGGAGTAACTATACATAGCTAACGATAGCTATGCAATAGCTATTAATTGGGGCCTTACCATGGGGCGCGATCGTGATCGGATTGCTCGCCGTGACGCATTGCGCCATCGACCGTCGCCGCCTGAAGTGCTTTTCGACGACTCGAACTGGATCAGGTGCATCGTGCCGGCCGACGGCGTTGCCGAGTGGGTGAACGAGACGCTCTTGCGCGCCGGTGCGCCGCTGCACAACCCTGATCACGAGCATCTGATCGACGCTGATGTCGCCTACCTCTGGGCGGCCGTCGAGAACGTTCGCCAGATGCGGCGGGTGGTCGGCCAGTGCGAAGAGGTGACGATCCGCGCAGGCGGCTGGCAGCGCGCCCGGCAGGAACAGCAGTACCTCGAATGGTTCGGCCGCGTGCCGGCGTTCCTGATCACGCTCGACGCGCACTATGCTCGCGAGTGCAACGACCTACAGTGGTGTGCGCTCGTCGAGCACGAGCTGTATCACATCGGCCAGCGCACCGACGAGTTCGGCGCGCCGGCCTTCGCGAAGGACGGCATGCCGAAGCTCGGTATCCGCGGGCACGACGTCGAGGAATTCGTTGGCATCGTCCGGCGCTACGGCGTGGCCGGCGGCGCGGGCGATACCGCGAAGCTCGTCGCTGCTGCCCAGCGCGCGCCTGATGTCGGCCACGTCGACATCGCGCGCGCCTGCGGCACCTGCATCCTGCGGGCCGCATAACCCGACCGTTTTCCCGCTATGGCAGCACTTCCCGACACGATCAAGGTGTTCATCGTGCAGTCGCTGGCTTGCTTCGACACGATCGCGCGCACCGTGAAGGACGTGCGCGAGGTGTTCGGCGTCGAAGTGTCGTCGCAGCAGTGCGAGCGCTACGACCCGACGAAGCGGGCCGGCGCGACGCTCAGCAAGAAGTACCGCGAGATCTTCGAGCGCACGCGCGAGGAGTTCCTCAACGACACATCGCGTATCGGCGTGTCGCACCGCGCGGTACGCCTGCGCGCGCTCGACCGTGCCGTCGCGGAAGCGGAGCGACGCAACAACCTGCCGCTGATGGCGCAGCTGCTCGAACAGGCTGCGAAGGAATCCGGCGACGCCTACACGAACCGGCGCCGCCTCGAACACACTGGGGAGAACGGCGGCCCGATCGAGAACAGGACGGTCGTCGTCGATGAAAGCCAGGTCGCAGCCGCCGTCGCCAAACTCGAAGACGAGTATTGACCCCGCCATCGAGCGGGCCGTCCTGAAGGCGAAGTGCGAGCGGGATCACCTGTTCTTCAGCCGGTACTTCTTCAAGCACCGACAGGCGATCAAGTTCCGCGTCAACTGGCACCACGTGTTGATCGCCGACACGGTGCAGCGCGTGATCGACGGCACGCTGAAGAACGTCGTCATCAATGTGCCGCCGGGCTCGTCGAAGACTGAGCTGGTCGCGATCAACCTGATCGCGCGCGGCCTCGCGCTGAACCCGCGCGCGCGATTCCTGCACATCAGCTACTCGGACGACCTCGCGCTGCTGAACAGCGAGACGGCGCGCGATATCGTCGCATCCGACGAGTACCAGGCGCTCTGGCCGCTGAAGGTGGCTGACGACGCGAAGTCGAAGAAGCGCTGGAACGTGCTCGTCGACGGGAAGAGGGCCGGCGGCGTGTACGCGGTTTCGCTCGGCGGCCAGATCACTGGCTTCCGGGCCGGGCACATGGCCGAGGGTTGGCAGGGCGCGATCATCATCGACGACCCGCTGAAGGTCGAGGACGCGTACAGCAAGACGAACCGGGACAAAGCCAACCGCAAGCTGCAATCGACCGTGAAGAGCCGAAAGGCGAGTCCGGACACGCCGATCATCGTGATCATGCAGCGGCTCGCGGAGGAAGATCCGACGGGCTTCATCAAGGCGCGCAAGCTGCCGGGCGACTGGGAGTTCATCGAGATCCCGGCGCTGATCACGGACGAGTACGTCGCGAAACTGCCGGCGCACATCCGCGAACGCGTCGAGCGCGACGAGCGTGACGAGGACGGCCGGTACAGCTACTGGCCGTACAAGGAACCGCTGCAGGAACTGCTCGCGTCCGAGAAGGCCGACGCGTACGTCTTCAACGGCCAGTACATGCAGCGGCCGTCGCCGCTGGGCGGCGGGATCATCCAGAGCGGCAAGTTCCTGCGCTACGGTGCGCTGCCGCAGCTCCAGTACCGGAAGATCTTCGCCGACACGGCGCAGAAGACCGCCGAGCGGAACGACTACAGCGTGCTCGAGTGCTGGGGCCTCGGGTACGACAACCGTCTGTACCTGATCGACCTGGTGCGCGGGAAGTGGAAAGCGCCCGAGCTGAAGCGCCGCGCGATCGACTTCTGGAACAAGCACGCGGCCATCGGCGCCGACGACCCGGCTGCGCCGGTGCTGCGGCAGATGAAGGTCGAGGACAAGTCCAGCGGCACCGGGCTGATCCAGGACATTCAGGCCGAGGGCGGCATCCCGATCGAGGGCATCGAGCGCGTGAAGGACAAGCTCACGCGCGTGATGGACGTCGTCAGCCACATCGACGCTGGCAACGTCGGCGTGCCGCTGGATGCCCCTTGGGTCAGCGACTTCCTGACCGAGTGCGACTCGTTCACGGCTGACGACACGCACATGCACGACGACCAGATCGATCCGATGGTCGACGCAATCAACGACATGCTGGGAGGCGCGAAGGACCTGTCGGTCTGGGAGCGGCTTGCCGGTTGAGCACGACAGGATTTCCCGGAATGTCGAAACGGAAGCAACAGACCCGGCCGCCGCGCGCGCCGGCGGCGACGCACGCCCATCGTACGGTCGACTCGTTCGCCAACTTCGAAGCGCGGCTCGGATGGGGCGCCGACAACCAGGCGTCGGCAGCGCAGTACACGCTGTCGTACCAGAGCCGCAACCGCGTCTGGCTTGAAGCCGCGTATCGCGGATCGTGGATCGTGCGCGCCGCGGTGGATGCGATCCCGGAGGACATGACCCGCAAGGGCATCGAGATGTCCGGGCTCGATCCGACCGATGTGTCGAAGATGGAGACGGCGCTGACGCGTAAGGCGATCTGGGACCACCTCTGCGACACCGGCAAGTGGGCGCAGCTGTACGGCGGCGCGATCGCAGTGATGCTGATCGACGGCCAGGACATGTCGCAGCCGCTGCGCCGCGAGACCATCGGGAAGGGCCAGTTCAAGGGCCTGCTCGTGCTCGACCGCTGGATGGTTGCGCCGCCGGTCGGCGAAGTCGTCACTGAGTTCGGTCCTGATCTCGGCATGCCGAAGTACTACGACGTGCTGCCGACGACGATCGGCTTGCCGCAGGGGCGCATTCACCACTCGCGCGTGCTGCGCATGGATGGCGAAGCACTGCCGTACTACCAGCGCATCAGCGAGAACGGCTGGGGCCTGTCGATCCTCGAGCCGATGTGGGACCGACTGATCGCCTTCGACAGCGCGACGGTCGGCGCTGGCCAGCTCGTCTACAAGGCGCATCTGCGCACGCTGAGCGTCGAGAAGCTGCGCGAGATTATCGCGGCCGGCGGCCCGGCGCTCAACGGCCTGCTGAAGCAGGTCGAGATGATCCGGCTCGGGCAGTCGAACGAGGGGATCACCCTCATCGACTCGACCGACAAGTTCGAGACGCACCAGTACGCGTTCAGCGGCCTGTCCGACGTGATGCTCCAGTTCGCGATGCAGCTGAGCGGCGCGACTGGCATTCCGCTCGATCGCCTGTTCGGTCAGCAGCCGGCCGGGTTGAGCGATACCGGCGAAGGATCGCGCTTGCTGTACCACGAGAAGGTGCACACGCGGCAGGAGCGTCGGATGCGCAACCCGCTGCACAGCCTGCTCGACGTGATGTGCCGGTCGGAAATCGGGCAGCCGTTGCCCGAAGACTTCTCGTACGAGTTCAACCCGCTGCAGGAGATGTCGGCCGCCGAGAAGGCGGAGATCGGCAACAAGACGGTCGACTCTGTGACGAAGGCCGTCGACGCCGATCTGATTCCGCGCAGCCAGGGCATGCGCGAGCTGAAGGCGTCGTCGCCCGACACCGGCATGTTCGGCGACATCCCGGACGAAGCGATCGAGCAGGCCGAGCGCGACGAACAGGGCGAGGATCCGCCAGGAATTGATTCGGCGCTTCCGCTCGGCCCGGCGCCAAGCGCGGCCGCGCGCACGAACGATTCTCTGCTTCGCAGGCTTTTCCGACGTCGATGATCCTCACCCTCGATCGAAAGCGCGACCGGCGCAAGAACCCGGTTCGGCTGAGTGGTCCCGAGCGGCAGTACGGCGGCCAGTTGCGAAAGATCGCCCATCAGGTCGGCGTGCTCGTGAACGGCTTCCCCGCCGATGACGCGTCGTATGCGCCGACGATCGAGGAACTCCTACGGCGTTACGCCGAGGCACTCGCGCCATGGGCCGAGGCGACCGCGGCGCGCATGATCGCCGACCTGAATCGGCGCGACGAGCAGATGTGGATGAAGCAAGCCGCAGACATGTCGCGCGCGTTGCGCGACGAGATCCGCGGCGCGGCCACCGGCGAGACGATGCGCGCGCTCCTATCCGAGCAGGTGCGGCTGATCAAGTCCATCCCACTCGACGCGGCCGAGCGCGTGCACCGGCTGACGCTGGAAGGAATCGTCGACGGCACGCGCGCCGCGCAGATCTCGAAGGCGATTCAGGAGTCGGGGCAGGTCGCGAAGAGCCGGGCCGACACGATCGCGAGAACCGAGGTCAGTCGCACGGCCGCGACGCTCACGGAGGCGCGTGCGCTCGACGTCGGCAGCCCCGGCTACTTCTGGCGGACGTCGGGAGACTCGGACGTCCGCGAGGACCATCGGGAGTTGGAAGGCAAGTTCTTCACGTGGGACAAACCGCCGATCGCGGATAAGCGGTCGGGCGCGCGGGCCCATCCGGGCTGCATCTACAACTGCCGGTGCTGGGCAGAGGTCGTTATCCCCGACGATTAGGCAAGACCCATGGACGCATTCATTTTTCGAATCCCCGGGCTTCTGACGTATCGGCGAAACGGTGATCTCGTGCACCTGCGGATCTTCGGACGATGCGCCTATGCCCGAGCGGGGCGACGCCATCGCCTGCTGGGCATCATCTGAGGGAGCAACGCTTCATGACGACACACCAATTCGTGATCCGCGTGCGCACCGCATGGTGGTTGCCGCTGTACGTCCGATCCCTGACCGTCTGGTGCCGGGTCACACGCACCGAGCCCGATTACGAGCGAGTCTGCGGCGTCATCGCGCGCGGCCTCCGAACCAGCATCGAAGACTGATATGCGCTTCTACACAACTGACCACGCGTGCACGTGCGGCTCGCATGCGCCGCGCGCCCGCGCGCATACACGCGACGGCATCACTGCATCGGGCGTATACGCTGCCGAACAACTCGGCGAGCGGCAGTCGATCACGCCTGAAGGCTTCCTGCTCTGCGAGGCCGTGCCGATCGCGCGCGTCGGCGCGCAGGACTACGCCTATTTCGAGCTGCCGGAGATCGAGGCGAAGGACGGCGTCATCGTCGCCGAGCGCACGGCCGACGTGCTGTTCAGCCCTGAGACGCTAGCCAGCTTCGAGGGTAAGCCGATCACGATCGACCATCCGCCGGATTTCGTGACTCCGGCGAATTACATGTCGGTGGCGCGCGGCACGGTTCGCAACGTACGGCGAGGCGAAGGCGACCAGTCTGAGCTGATGCTCGCCGACCTGCTGATCACCGATGCGGAGGCGATCCGCCGCGTCCAGAGGAAGGGCACCGACGCGCTCACGCAGGTCAGCAACGGCTACGACGCCGACTACGAACAGATTGCGCCTGGGCGGGCGCGACAGGTGGTGATCGTGGGCAACCACGTCGCCCTCGTGAAAAGCGCCCGCTGTGGCCCCGTGTGTTCCATCGGGGATAGCAGTTCCAACCTAGCCCATACGGGAGATGCAAGCATGGCAACCAAGAAAGGCTCCAAGTTCGTCGACGCGTTGCGAAAGGCGTTCATGACGCGCGACTCCGAAGCGTTCGAGAAGGTCGCGAACGAGATGACCGGCGACGAAGGCGGCGAGGGTGGCGACGGCCAGCCCCAGATTCACATCCACATGCCCGGTACCGGCACCGATCCGAAGGCGGCTGTCTCCGCGACGGGTGACGATGGCGCCGGCGGTGGCGAAGGCGATCCGCTCAAGCAGGTGCTCGATGCGATCCAAGCAACCAACGGCAAGATCGATGCCCTCGCCGACCGCGTGACGAAGCTCGAAGGCGGCGGCACGCAGACTGGCGACGCGGACGACGACGAGGACGATCCGGACGGCACTGGCGCGATGGATGGCGAGGGTGCCGGCGGGGGCAACGACGACAAGGCAGGCGCGCGTACCGGCGACAGCACCGCGCTGCGCGACCAGTTTCAGGACGCGCTCTCGCGCGCCGAAATCCTCGCGCCGGGTGTGCGACTGCCGACGTTCGATGCGAAGGCGGTCCGCAAGAAGACGGTCGATGCCATCTGCGTGCTGCGCCGCCGCGCGCTGCGCGCCGCGCTGGACAACGAGAACGCCGAGCTGGTCAAGTCGGTGGTCGGCGGCGCGAACGTCGCCAGCATGACCTGCGATTCCGTCACGGCGTTCTTCAACGCAGCGTCGGAGGTCGTGCGCAGCAAAAACTCCGGCGTCACGCAGCGCCGGACGAACGATTCCGCTCAGACCGAGCGGAAAGACATCAACGAAATCCACGCGGAATTCTGGAAGGTCCGCAAGTAAGGAGCCGACATGCCCTCGTATCAAGCCTATCAGTACCGCATGCCGGCGGGCTTCGCCGGTGACCTTCAGCGCGCCGAAGTCGCCACGATCGAGACGCAGCTGATCGACCCGGCGGCACCGCCGACGGCGTTCGGCGTTCCGGTGAAGATGGTGAACGGCAAGATCCAGCCGATCAACAACGCGGCCGATACCGCGGCGCTCGTCTACGGCGTGAACCTCCGCGCGTACCCGATCCAGGGCAACGGCAACGATCCGCTCGGCACGTCGACGCCGCCGACGAGCGGTCCGACCGACATCCTGAAGCGCGGCTATTTCGATGCCGCGCTGGGCGGCACCGCGCCGGCCACGAAGAACGGTACGGTGTACGTGCGCGTCGCGGCAGCGGCCGCCGGCAAGCCGCTCGGTGGTTTCGAAGCGGCGGCCGACGGCACGAACACCGTTGCGATGCCCTCGAACTGGTACTTCAACGGTCCGGCCGACGCATACGGCATCGTGGAAATCGCCGTCAACATCTGATCCGGCGCTGAACAGCGCTTCACCCGAAGCCCCGCAATCGCGGGGCTTTTGCATTTCTGGAGCCATTACATGGACATGTCCGAACTGAAGCACCTGCGCCGGGCCGGGGCCTCGATCCCGATGTCAGTGGCCGTCGCTGACGCGACGCGCCGGCTGATCCGCGCGCGCACGCAGGACCAGCAGTACACGTACGATCGCCAGACGATCGACTCGACCGGCGCATTCCTCGTCGGCCAGCTCGAACGCCTCGACCAGACGCTCAACGAGCCGCTTGTCGAGTACACCTGGTCGCGCGACATCTACATCCGCAGCGATGTGTCGGCGGCCGACGAAGTCGCGTCGTTCACGAACTCGGCGTTCGGGATGAGCGGCGGTATCAACCCGAACGGTCTGAACTGGATCTCGAACGAGGGCAACGCGCTGGCGGGCCCGTCGGTCGACATCGGCAAGACCGCGCAGCCGATGCTGCTGTGGGGTGCCGAAGTCAAGTACACGGTGCCCGAGCTCATCAAGTCGCAAGCACTCGGCATGCCCGTCGACTCGCAGAAGGTCGAGGCGATGAACATGAAGCGCAACATGGACCTCGACCAGATCGTCTACTACGGCGATCCGCAGATGAGCTTCACCGGCCTGGTGAACTCGACCGGCGCCGTCGGGAGCGTTTCGAACGTCGCGAACGGCGCGGCCGGCACGCCGCAGTGGGAAACGAAGACGCCGAAGGAGATCCTCAAGGACGTCAACGAGATCCTGACTTCGGCATGGCAAGCGTCCGGCTGGAAGGTGAAACCGAACCGCCTCATGCTGCCGCCCGCGAAACTCGGCTGGGTTGCGTCGCAGATCGTGAGCGACGCCGGCAACAAGTCGATCCTCACGTACCTGCTCGAGAACAACATCTGCACGCAGCAGGGCACGCCGCTGGAAATCCTCGAGCTGAAGTGGCTGATCGGCGCCGGCGCCGGCGGCACGCAGGGGCAGCTCGGCACCGTGGACCGGATGGTCGCGTACAACAGCGACAAGAAGTACGTCCAGTTCCCGATGACGGACCTGCAGCGCACGCCGCTCGAGTACCGCTCGCTGTTCCAGATCACGACCTACTGGTCGCGTATCGGCCGCGTCGAATGGCGCTACGGTACGACGGCCGCTTACCGGGACGGGATCTGACATGGCGAAGATCAACGTTCTGACGGCGTTCACGATCCGGCTGGCCCACGAGGGCGAGGAAGTCATCCGGCGCGTCGAGGCCGGCGTGCAGGAAGTCGAGGACTTCATTGCCGAGCACTGGTACGCGAAGGCGCACACGGGCCCGCTGCCGGAGAATTCCAGCGATTCGAGCGGCTCGCAAGCCGGCGCGCCGGATCAGCCCGCCGCGCTGGCCGCGGCGAAGGCCGATCTCCAGGCCGAGTCGGACCGTCTCGAAAAGCTTCGTGTCGAGCTCGAGGCGTTCAGCAAAGGTCTGGACGAGCGCGCGGCGGCGCTCGATGCGCATGAGGCTGCAGTCGCGGCCGGTGTGCAGGATCTCGCCGCGCGGGTCGCGGCTTTCGAGGCATCCCAGAAGGACGCCGCGGCGGCCGCGAAGGATGGCGCAGCCGACGGCGCGACGCAGAAGTCCAGCGGCGGGAAGAAGGCATAATGGCCTCCCGGCGCCGCGCCGCGCAGGCGCGCGCCGGCATCCGCATTTTGGCAAGGTGACACGTGGATATCGCCCAGTTCCGACAGTCCTTCCCCGAGTTCAGCGACACGACGACGTACTCCGACTCGCTCGTCCAGTTCTGGATGACCGTGGCGGTATCGCTCGTCAACGCAGACCGGTGGGCCGAGCTGACTGATCTGGGGGGCGCGCTCGTCACTGCGCACCACCTCGCGCTCGCCGTGAAGGACCAGAAGATGGCCGCCGTCGGCGGCGTGCCGGGCCAGGTGACCGGGCCGCAGTCGTCGAAGTCCGTCGACAAGGTGAGCGCGAGCTACGACACCGCGGCCGTCGCGATCAAGGACGGCGGCTTCTGGAACGCCACGATGTACGGCGTCCGCTATCTCAGCCTCGCGCAGATGATGGGCTCGGGCGGCATTCAGCTGTAACGCTGCTGCCGCCCATCGGGAGAATCCCATGGACGGCATGAAAATCGACCGCCTCGATGAGGTGCTGAAGTCGATCAGCGGTCTCGTGCAGAAGCAGGTGCTCGTCGGCGTGCCCGACAGCACCGCCGGCCGCAAGGACGAGAGCGAGCCGCTCAGCAACGCAGAGATCGGCTACATCCTCGAGCACGGCTCACCCGCGAACAACATCCCCGAGCGCCCGCACCTGGTGCCCGGCGTGCAGGATGCGCGGCCGAAGTTCGAGCCGCAACTGCAGAAGGGCGTCGAAGCGGCGCTCGACGGCGACATCGAAAAGGTCAACCGCAGCTTGAATCGCGCCGGCCTTGCCGCGCAGAACTCGGTGCGCGCGAAGATCAACAGCAACATCCCTCCCAAGCTCGCAGACTCGACGCTGGACGCGCGCCGGCGCCGCGGCGTAACGCGCGAGAACACGCTGGTCGACACCGGCCAGTATCGAAATGCGATCACGTACGTGGTCCGCAAGAAGGGGTAGCGCATGGCTTTCCTCGACGTTACAGAGGTCCTGCTCGACCCGGATTTCATGGATACGGGCCTGCTCTGCAATCGCATGACGCAGACGGTTGATGACCACGGCCGCGCGCAGAACACCGTCGCATCGACTCCGTTCGCCGCGGTCGTGACGAGCGACAAGGGCGACATCTTGCACCGCAACGCGGACGGCAGCCGAATCATCGGCTCGATCACGCTACACACGATGTTCCGACTGATGGATGGCAGCGCGGGCTACGACGCCGATGAGGTCGAGTGGGCAGGCCGCACATACACGGTCGTCAACGTGAACGACTACTCGCATTTTGGTCGCGGCTTCGTCTGCGCAACGTGTGATCTGAAGCCTCTTTCGGGATGACCCCATGAACGACAGCTCGACCGGCGGATACCTGGCGCCAGCCGTCGATGCGCCGCCGGCCGAGGACGACGCCCTCGACGATCTGGTCCACGACCTTATCGCGGGCATCACGGCGCTGCCGCCAGATCTCGTGCGGCCGCGCTGGCAGGCGAAGGTGCCGAAGCAACCCGAGCCGTCCGTCGACTGGTGCGCATTCGGAGTCCAGGAGCAAGTGCCGGACGCCGGCCCCGCCATCCAGCACGACGGCACCGGCGACGGCCACGACACGTACATCCGGCACCAGGACATCGACGTGCCCTGCACGTTCTACGGGCCGCACGCGAAAGGCTATGCGCAGCGGCTCGCCGACGGCCTTGCGATGCCGCAGAACCGCGAGCAGCTCCAACTGCAGGACATGGCATTCGTCGGCGTCGGCCCGATTCGGGCGGCGCCCGACTTGGTCAACCAGCAGTGGGTACGGCGCTACGACATGACCGTGACGCTGCGCCGCAAGATCACCCGGACCTACGCGGTCCTCAACCTCAATTCGGCCACCGTGGCGACGAGGACCGACTCGTCGACGCCGGTGGTTGGCGTTTCGAACATCCACTCGTAGGGGACCAGCATGTCCAACGGATTGCCGGTATCGCGTCTGATCAACGTGTCGATCAATCTCGCCGCGCTCGCGGCGCAGGGCGCGAATTTGAACACCGGGCTGATTCTCGGCCCGTCGGCCATCATCGACACCAATGAGCGCGCGCGCTCGTATGGCGGCATTACCGATGTGACGGCCGACTTCGGCACGAACACGCCCGAGTACTACGCTGCTGCGCTGTACTTCAACCAACTGCCGCAGCCGCAACAGCTGATGATCGGCCGTTGGGCGAAGACGGCGACGTCCGGCTCGCTGCGCGGTGGCGTGCTGTCGGCTGCGCAGCAGGACATCGCCCTGTGGAAGGCTGTCACGACGGGCGCGTTCAGCATCACGATCGACGGCGCGGCAAAGTCGGTCACTGCCCTCGACTTCTCCGCGCAGACGAACCTCAACGGCGTTGCCACCGTCATCAACGCGAAGCTCACCGGTGCGACGATCGCCTGGACCGGCTCGCAGTTCGTCGTGACGTCGAACACGACCGGCACGAGCTCGAAGGTCGGTTATGCGACCGCGCCGGGCAGCGGCACCGACGTCTCGACGATGCTCGGCCTGACCAGCAGCCTTGCTGGTGTGCCGGCGGACGGCATCGCGCCCGAGCAACCCGTCGACGCGGCCGCGCTGTTCCTCGACCGCTTCTCGAACAAATTCCTCGGCCTCGACTTCGCGGACGCGTCGATCACGGACGATCAGCACATCGCGGTCGCCAACCTCATCGAGGCCGACCAGCGGCACATCTACGGCATCACGACGCAGAATCCGCAGGTGCTCGACTCGACCGTGACGACCGACATCGCGAGCAAGCTGAAGGCACTGAACCTGAAGTACACGATCCCGCAGTACTCGAGCTCGACGCCGTATGCAGTGTCGTCGCTGCTCGGCCGCCTGCTGACCGTGAACTTCGACGGCAACGACACGACGATCACACTGATGTCCAAGCAGGAGCCGGGCGTCGTAGCCGAGCAGCTCACCAGCACGCAGGCGAACACGCTTCAGGCGAAGAACTGCAACGTGTTCGTCGCCTACAGCAACGACACGTCGATCATCCAGTACGGCGTGACGCCGAGCGGCATCTACGTCGACTCGGTCTACAACGCGATCTGGTTCCGCAACCGCATCGAGACGGACGTCTACAACTTGCTGTACCAGAGCCCCACGAAGATCCCGCAGACCGACGGGGGTAACGCGCAGATTGCGGCGACGATCGCGGCGTCCTGCGAGGCCGGCGTGAACAACGGGTATCTCGCGCCCGGCGTCTGGAACTCGGCAGGCTTCGGCGCGCTGAACCAGGGCGACACGCTCGCGAAGGGCTACTACGTGTACCAGCCGGCGATCGCGACGCAATCGCAGGCCGACCGCGAGGCGCGCAAGTCTGTCGTGTTCCAGGTCGCGGGCAAGGAAGCCGGCGCGATCCATGGCGCTGACATCCTCGTCAACATCAACCGCTAACAGGGGCATCCCAACATGACGACTTACAGCTTTCAGGACGTCGCAGCGACGCTCGTCGGGCCGGGCGGTGCGTTTTCGCTCGGCTACGGTGAGGCCACCGCGGAAGAAGGCATCACGATCGTGCGGGCGGGCGACAAGAACACGATGACGATCGGCTCGGATGGCGAGGGCATGCACAGCCTGCATGCTGACAAGTCCGGGCAGGTCACGCTGCGCTACCTCAAGACCGCGCCGATCAACGCGAAGCTGATGGCGCTCTACGACGCGCAGTCGCTCGACAGCCGGCTGTGGGGCAAGAACCTCATCGAGGTTCGACAGACGGCGGCCGGCGACGTGACGACTGCGCGCAGCTGCGCGTTCAAGAAGGCGCCGGACCTTAAGTACGCGAAGGACGGAGACGTCGTCGAATGGGTCTTCGATGCGATCAAGATCGACAACATCCTCGGGACGTACTGAGCATGACGACCGAAGTGCAACTCAACGGCGGCCGGTACGTGATCGGCAAGCTGAGCGCGATGCAGCAGTTTCACGTGTCGCGGCGCATCGCGCCGATCATCCCTCCGATGATCCCGGTGCTGATGAAGTTCTACGCCGAGATCGAGCAGGCCGATGTTGCGCGCGAGCAAGCGCGCAAGAACGCTGCGCTCGCGTCGATGGCGGAAGGTGTCGAAGGTGCGGAGGGCGAGGCGGGCGCGGAAACGCCGGGCGCCGCTGCGCCAGCGGCCGTAGGCGATCGATCGCGTGACCTGCTGTCGATGGTCGATGCGATCGCACCGGTGCTGCAACCGTTCGCCGACGCGCTGGCTGGCCTGAAGGACGAGGACGCCGAATACGTCTTCGGCACGTGCCTATCCGTTGTCGAGCGCTGGCAGGGCGCCAGCTGGGCGAAGGTCTGGAACATCGCCCACAAGACGTCGATGTTCGACGACATCGGCATCGACGTGATGATGCCGCTCGTCGTGCGCGTCGTGGTGGCGAACCTCGGCCCTTTTATCAACGGGCTGCTTACCAGCCAAGCGAGCAGCCCGGCGGCGACGTAGGCTGGATCCGCACGCTGCCCGGCGGCGAGGATTGGCTGCTCGCACCCGTACATGCGCAGATGTGCCGGTACGAGTCACTGCTCGACGGAACGCTTGGCCTTGCCGACGTCGCGCTGATGAACGATTCCCTCGCCGTCCGGGCGGACAACGACGCGGCGTACCGCCGCAAGATGGAAAGAGAAAATGGCTGATTCGGTCGTCATCCGCGAGTTCCTGGTCGCGCTCGGCTTCAAGGTCGACGAGAAGGGCCTGAAGAACTTCAAGGAAGGCGTCGAAGGTACGACGAAGGGCGTCAAGCAGCTGATCGCTACGGTGTCCGGCGCCGCGCTCACGGTGAGCGCTGGCGTCGCGGCATTCGCGTCGAAGCTCGAGCGCCTGTACTTCGTGTCGCAGCGGACTGGTGCGTCGGCGACCAACCTCCGCGGCTTCGAGTTCGCTGCGCGCAACATGGGCGTCTCGGCCGAGGCGGCCACTGGCACGATCGAGAACCTCGCGCGCTTCCTGCGCAACAACCCGGCCGGTGAGGGTTACCTCGCGACGCTGGGTGTGCAGACGCGCAACGCAAACGGCGAGCTGCGCGATACGGTCGACATCATGTCGGACCTGGGTAAGTCGCTGGCGAACAAGCCGACGTGGCTCGCGAGCCAGTACGGCAATATCCTGGGCATCGACGAGAACCTGCTGCTCGCGATGCGCAACGGGGACTTCGAGAAGTTCCTGAAGCAGTACCGCGAGATGTCGAAAACGACGGGCCTCGACAAAGCCGCGGACGACTCGCACCGGTTCATGACGCAGCTGCGCGGGCTCGGCACGACGTTCGAGAACCTCGGCATCCGCGTCGAGGGTGCGATGCTGCAGAAGATTGGCCCGCAGCTCGAGCGGTTTCAGCGGTGGGTAGATGAGCATGGTGATGAGATCGCGGCCAAGATCGGAGACATCGCTAACACCCTACTGAAAGTGGCTGAGGCAGTCGGGCCACCACTCGGGAAGCTGGTCGACCTGCTCCTCGAACTCGATCGCGCGACGGACGGCTGGTCGACGAAGATCCTGCTGCTCGGTGTGGCGCTGAAGGCGCTGGGCGTATTCAAGATCGTCGGCGGCCTCTGGAAGATCGCTGCAGCGCTGCGCGCGGGTGGTGCGGCGGCCAGTGGCGCAACCGGTCTGCTCTCTGCGATGGGCCTCGAGCTCGCCGCGCTCGCCTCGAGTGCTGCCGCCGTCGGCGCCGCGTTCCTTGGTTGGAAGATCGGCGACGGCGTGCGCGACCAGATCGACGGCCTGATCACGAAGCTGTCGGGCGGCCGATTCCGCTCGTTGTGGGACATCCTCACGCTGAAGGATCGGCGCGGCCTCGACTCGACGGGCGGCTACACGCAGGCGGAACTCGACAGTGTGCGGAAGAACGGCGGCGGTGGCGCGAAGCTGGCGGCGCCGCGCGGTTCTGCTGCGCCGGCCGCCGCCGCGTCAGGCAGCCTGGCTGGCGCGATGTCGCAACTCGCCGACACGGCGTTCGGACGGCTGATCTCGCGCGGTGAGGGAGACTACAACAGCGTCAACCGTGGCGCGCGCGGCGGATACCGCGCTGGCACCGAGAACTTGGAGGGCATGACGCTCGCGCAGGTCATGGCAGCGCAGCGCGCGGGGCAGTTCAATGCCGCCGGCCGCTACCAAATCATCGGCAGCACACTGGCCGAGGCGGCGCGCTCGCTCCGGCTGAACGGCGACGAGGTGTTCGACCGCAGGCTGCAGGACCGGATCTTCGAGCAGTACCTCGTTCGCAACAAGCGCCGCGCGATCGCCGACTACGTCGAAGGGCGTAGCGACGATCTGCGCGGCGCGCTGCGCGCGGCGTCGCGCGAGTGGGCCAGCGTCGCTGACCCGGACACCGGCCGCAGCTACTACGCCGGCAAAGGCAACAACCGCGCGAGCATCACGGCTGCTGAGATGGAGGCCGCGCTGCGCAACACGCGTGCGACGTACCAGCCGGCTGGCGCGCTGGCCGCGCAGGCGGCCCGCGGCGGTACGCCGAAGGTCGAACTGCATCAGTCAACGCAGATCCACGTGAACGGTTCCGGCGATCCCGCGGCAGCCGGCCGCGCAGTCGAGCGCGAGCAGCGCGCGGTGAACGCAGACATGGTGCGCAATCTACAAGGGGTGATCGCGTGATCCTCGACATGATCATGATCTCGCCGAAGAAGATCGGCAGCATCACGGTGCAGGTCGCGATCGAAGAGGTCTACAACGACGAGCTGATGATCACCGAGCATCCGGTCGAGCAAGGGGCGCAGATCACCGACCATGCGTTCAAGCGTCAGCCGGATCTCTCCATGCGGTGCGGCTGGAGCAACGCTGACTACGAAGCGCTGCTCGGCGCGGCAGAGGCGACGTTCGACGGCGGCGGCTTGCCGTCGGCACAGTACATCAACGCGATTTACTCGCAGTTGCTGGCGCTGCAGCAGGCGCGCACGCCGGTCGATGTCACGACGAGCCGCCGGATCTACCAGAACATGCTCCTGCAGGGGCTGCGGCTCACGGTTGATGCGAAGACGTCGAGTGCGTTGATCCTGACGGTGACGGCCAAGCAGATCAAGATCGTGTCGACGCAGGTCACGACGCTGCCGCCGCGCGAGAACCAGGCCGACCCGGCGTCGACGGCCGAGACCGGGAACGGCGGCGCGAAAGCTGCCATGCCGGCAACGCCGGCGCCGGGCGGAGCAGTGCCGCCGGGGAGTATGTGATGCCGAGTTTCTTCGAGATTCCGTTTTCGCCGCGTCCGGAGCGCTTCACGGTGACGCTGAGCGGGACCGACTATCGCGTCACGGTCCAGTACCGCAAGGCTGGCGGCGCGGGGTGGGTGCTCGACATCGCAGACGCCTCGGACAACCCGCTGGTGTCAGGCATCCCTCTGGTGACCGGCGTCGACCTGCTCGCGCAGTACAAGCACCTGGGGTTCCAAGGGCGCCTGTGGGTGCAGGGTGCCGCTGATCCTGACGACGTTCCGACGTACGAGGATCTCGGGATCGGATCTCACGTTTTCTGGGTGACGGACCAATGAGCATCGAGCAGTTCGGCCGAAAGGTATCGCTGATCATCGGCTTCGACAGCGGAGAGGCGCTCGACCTGTCCGAGCTGCGGATCGTGTTCCGCGTGCAGCGTGGCGACCTGCAGACGCCGAACTCGGCGCGCATCCGCGTGTACAACGTGTCCGAGACGACGGCGCGGCGCGCGCGGAAGGAATTCACGCGGGTCGTGCTGCAGGCCGGATACGAGGGCAACTACGGGATCATCTTCGACGGCTCGATCAAGCAGGTGCGTCGCGGGCGCGAGAGCCAGACCGACACGTACCTCGACATCACCGCGGCGGACGGCGATTCGGCCTACAACTTCGCCGTGGTCAACACGACGCTCGCAGCTGGCTCGGTCGCTACTGATCACGTGTCGGTTGCGGTCGCGGCTATGAACCCGTACGGCGTGTCGCTCGGGTATGTGCCGAAGGTGACATCGAACCCGCTGCCGCGCGGCAAGGTGATGTTCGGGATGGCGCGCGAGTTCCTGCGAGGGATCGCGAAAACGACGCAGACGGTCTGGAGCATCCAGGACGGAAAGGTCGTGTTGGTGCCGGAGACGGCGTACATGCCTGGTGACGTCCCCAAGATCACGTACGAGACAGGCATGGTCGGGCTGCCACAGCAGACAGCGAACGGCATCGAGGTGAAGATGCTGCTGAACCCGAGTGTGAAGATCGGCCGGCTGATCTGGCTCGACAACGCGAGCGTCCAGCGGTACGAGTACAGCCTGAACGTCGGGCAGCAGGCCGAGAACGAGCGGATCGAGATGCAGGCGAAGCTGCAGGACGATGGCTTCTACTACGTGATGCTTGCGGAAATCAGCGGCGATACGCGCGGCGAAGAGTGGTACACGAGCGTGACATGTTTGGCGGCCGACGTGACGGTGCTGCCCGATTCGTTCAGGGACAAGGCGGCGGTGCCAACCGCTGACGTGATCAAGCGGTTCGGTTAGCGGCCGTACGTCGGCAGCGCCTTGATGGTCATCGTCGTGTTGTCGCCGTTGCGCTTCACATCTGCGCGCGCGAGCACGTTGAGCGGCATCGATTTCGTCGGCATCGTCGGCACGATGATCACGGCATCGCCGTCGATCGTTTCGCCCCAGCAGCCGATGTCCCACACACCGCGGTAGGACTCGTAGCGCCGCATGTTCTTCGCGTTCGCGAGCGGCAGGTCGCACTTCTTCCCAGTGTACAGGATGGTCGGGACTTCGTTGTCGACGGTTGCGCCGACCTTCATGCCGGCAAACGGGTAGATGTAGGCGTCGTCAGCGACGGCGGCGAGCGGCGCGAGCAGCGCGGCGGTCAACAGCAGTTTTTTCATTTTCATCCCATGGATCGACGTGAAAGGGTGGGCGACCCGGAGGTCGCACTGCGTGAAGCGTTCGACGGCATGCGCGCGAGCCTATGGACCGCGCTTCCGGGCGAAATTCAGTCGTTTGACCCCGTTGCGCAGACGTGCAGCGTGCAGCCGACCATCAAGGCGCTGGTGCGCGGCATCGACGGCACGATCCAGAGCGTTGCTCTGCCGTTACTGGTCGACTGCCCGGTGCAGTTCCCGTCTGGCGGAAATTGTACGTTGACCTTCCCGGCGAAGCCGCTCGACGAGTGCCTGGTCGTGTTTGCCTCGCGCTGTATTGACGGTTGGTGGCAGTCGGGCGGCGTGCAGGAGCAGGCCGAGCTGCGCATGCACGACCTGTCGGACGGGTTCGTGCTGCTTGGCTACCGGTCGCGGCCGCGCGCGCTCGCCGGCGTGAGCGGCAGCTCGACGCAACTGCGCAGCGACGACGGCGCGACGTACATCGACCTGAACCCGACGCTGCAGAAGGTGAAGATCGTTGCGCCCGGCGGTTTCGACGTTGTCGCGCCGCTGTCGACGTTCTCGGCGGCTGTGACGATCACTGGCCTGCTGACGTTCGTCGGCGGCATGGTTGGCAGCGCGACGCGCGGCGCCGCCGCGGTGTTCAACGGCGTGATCCAGTACATCGGTCAGGTCTTCGCAAACGGCAAACGCGTCGACGACACGCACACGCACCCCGATCCGCAAGGCGGCAACACCGGCCCGGTCAACTGAGATTCCCATGCGATACCGAAAACTCGACGCTAACGGCGACTACGTCTTTGGCGGGGGCGCGGCCGACTTCCTCGTGAACACGCCGGAGACGGTCGCGCAGGCCGTGCTGACGCGCCTGCGCCTGCTGCGCGGCGAATGGTTCCTCGACACGACGGCCGGCATGCCCTGGGCGACCGACGTGCTCGGGAAGTACACGAGCGGCAAGTACGACGCGGCGATCCGTCAGTGCATCCTCGGCACGCAAGGCGTGACCGAGCTCGTCAGCTACTCGAGCAGCGCTGATCCTGAAACACGCGTGCTGACGGTCACCGCGACGATCAACACCACCTACGGCACTACCACGGTACAGGCGACATTGTGACTCTCACGACCATCGCACCAACCATCGACGCGAGCGGCATCACCGCGCCGACGTACGCGGACGTGCTCGCGTATCTGCAAGACAAGTACCGTGCGATCTACGGCGCCGACACGTACTTGGAGCCGGACAGCCAGGACGGCCAGATGCTGGGCGTGTTCGCGAAGGCGATCAGCGACGTCAACTCGATCGCGATCGCGATCTACCGGTCGTTCAGCCCGGCGACAGCGCAGGAGGACGCGCTATCGAGCAACGTCAAGATCAACGGCATCGCGCGCAAGGTCGCATCGTACTCGAGCGCCGATCTGGTGTTGGTGGGCCAGGCCGGCAAGACGATCACGAACGGTGCGGCGAAAGATGGCAACGGCGTGCAGTGGTTGCTGCCGGCCACCGTGACGATCCCGCCGAGCGGCACGATCACCGTCACCGCCACATGCGCGACGATCGGCAATGTCTCCGCGCGCGCGGGCACGATCAACCAGATCGCGACACCAGCGCTCGGCTGGCAGTCAGTGACGAACCCCGCGGACGCCGCTGAGGGCGCGCCAGTCGAGAAGGACGCGGTGCTGCGGCAGCGACAGACGGTGTCGACCGCGCTGCCGTCTCTCACGGTGCTCGACGGCATCATCGGCGCGGTGGCGAACGTTCCGGGCGTCACGCGATACGTTCCCTACGAAAACGATACGGATGCGACGGATGCGAACGGCATCCCGTCGCATTCGATTTCGCTGGTCGTCGAGGGCGGCGATGCTACGGCAATCGCAAATGCGATCGCGGCGAAGAAGACGCCGGGCTCCGGGACGTATGGCACGACTGCCATCATCGTCTCGGACATCTACGGCCGTCCGATCACGATCAGGTTCTTCCGGCCGGTGGCCGCGCCGATCACGGCGACGGTCACGCTGAAGGCGCTCACCGGCTATACCAGCCAGGCGGGGCAGCAGATCCAGCAGGCCGTGTCGGACTACATCAACGGCGTGCAGATCGGTGGCGGCCTGTCCGGCAGCGTCGAATGGGGTGACGCGCTGACCGCGGCGAACGGCGTCGGCGGAGGCGTCACGTTCAAGCTGTCCGGCCTGACGCTCACCGGCCCGCGCGGCGCCGGCGCGCCGGACGTCGCGCTGCTGTTCAACGAGGCCGCGTCCTGTACGCCGGCGGATGTGACTCTGGTGGTGACCTGATGGCTGCGCTGACCGATTACACCGGGCTCATCACATCGGAGCACCGCGACAAGCCGCGGTTCGCGGCGACCGTGGCAGCCGTTGCGCAGCCGATCGTCGACCAGATGAACGTGCTGCAGAGCATGCCGGGAAAGTTCGACCTCGACAACGCGGTCGGAGTGCAGCTCGACGACGTCGGCCTCTGGGTCGGCGTGTCGCGGAAGATCCGCATCCCACTGACCGGCATCTACTTCTCGTTCGACATCGGCGGACTCGGGTTCGATCAGGGAACGTGGAAAGGGCCGTTCGACCCGGATACGGGCCTCACGGTGCTCGACGACGACACGTACCGACTCGTCATCCGCGCGAAGATCGGCGCGAACCACTGGGACGGAACGCTCGCCTCGAGTGCGGCGATCCTGAACAGCATATTCGGCTCGAGCACGCACGTGTTCATCGAGGACCACCAGGATATGTCGATGACGATCGGGATCGCGGGCAAGGTGCCGTCGGCCGTGTTCCTCGCGCTCCTCGCGGGCGGTTACATCCCGCTGAAGCCGGAGGGTGTGCGCGTCGCCTACACGATCGTGACGACTGTCGACGGCGCGCCGATGTTCGGGTTCGACATGAGCAATCAGTTCGTCGCCGGTTTTGGTTCCGGCGCCTGGGGAAAGCTGGTCTGACCCACCCAACGCACTCCACGCTTCAAGCCGCCTCCGGGCGGCTTTTTCACTTCTGGAGCATCAATGACGATTCAGAATGACTTCCTCCCGTTCGCGACTGGGCCTGGCGCGAACGTTGTGGATCAGACGACCTATGCTGCACTCTCAGCGCTCGCGACGGGATTTTTGTCGGGAACGGCTCTCTCGAACCAGTTGAACAAGGTGTGGCGCCAGTCGAGCATCATGTCTGCAGTGGTGGCGCAGTTCATCGTCGCGCAGACCGGACAGGCCGCAGTCGACGACGGGACCACGCCGACGTTGCTCGCCAACTTCACGAAAGCCGTCAACGCTGCGTCGAAGCAGCGAATCATCTTGACGGATACGGGATCGGTGAACGCTGTTGCCGCTGCCAATGCAGTACCGATGACGGCCCTGCCGACGGTGGGCGGTGTTGTGCAGATGATCGCGGTCAAGGTCACGAATACCGGCGCATCGACGTACGCGCCGGACGGCCTCGCAGCTCGCCCGATCTTCGGTCTTGGCGGAAACCAGCTCCAGGGCGGCGAGATGCCGGCGAACGGTATCGCGACGCTGGTTTCGTACGTCGGCCCGCTGCTTAACGGGGGGGCGCTCTGCTGGGTGCTGTTCGAGTGCATCGGAGGCGCGCAACAGATCTCGGCGGCGAGCGCATCTCAACATGCCGTGCAACTCGGGCAAGTCCGGTTGCGGCTCACTGCGAATACATCGTTCTACGTCAATGCATCGACGGGTAGCGACAGCAACAACGGGCTGACAACTGGGACGGCGTGGGCGACCTTGCAGAAGGCATGGAACACGATCCAGCAGAGCTACGACGTAGCTGGTTTCGTCGCAACTGTGAACGTCTCGGCGGGTAGTTATGCTCCGCTGGCCGCCGTTGGTTCTATCGTCGGCAGCATATCCGCATCATCTGTGCAGTTCGTTGCTGCCGGCGCTGCAACGGTGACGAACACAAGCGGCGTGGCTTGCTTCTATGCTACGGGGGGAGCCCAATATACGTATTCGGGACCGTGGACGCTAATCAACAACAACCCCGGAGCATCGACTGCTCAAGCAAGTGGGGCAGGCTCGATCCTTATTCAAGGTGCGGGCGTCACCCATGGAGCATCGAATGGATCGCATCTGCTTGCAAACGTCTACGGCCAGGTCCAGGCGACCGGCAACTATACCGTGTCTGGTGCGAGTGGATCGCACTACAACTCAGCCAATGCGGGCGCAATCGGAGTTGGCTCCGGCATCACTGTCACGCTGTCTGGAACGCCTGCCTTCAGTACCGCATTTGCTCAGGCAAACGGACTCTCTCAGATCAATGCCGGTGGCGTTACTTTCAGCGGATCTGCGACCGGCGTTCGTTACATCTCCCAATCGAACAGCATTGTGAACTCGAGCAGCGGGGGGACAAACTACTTCCCTGGCAGCACGGCAGGAGCAACCAACACAGGGGGCATTTACATCTGATGATTTATACTCTCGCGATCTAACCGGGACGTACGCGGGGGAATGGGGATGCAAACGAGGGTGGTCTTTCTCGATGGCGCATCGCGCTATCTGGAGCAAGGCATGGCAGAGGTTCAGGGTTGGCTGACGCCGTGTTCAGCTTCGATCATCGCGCATTTGTCCGCTCACCAACTGCGCCTGGGGCTAAGCGGAAATGTCGCCGAGATTGGTGTGCATCATGGGAAGCTATTCATCCTGCTGGCAAACCTGATCGCCCCTGACGAAGCCGCATATGCCGTCGACATCTTTGACGACCAACACAAGAACGTTGACCGGTCGGGGAAGGGTGACCGGGCAATTTTCGAAGAGAACGTCCGCAAGTTCGCGACGCATGCGAAGGTCGTCGTGATCCAAGAGTCAAGTCTGGATCTCGAAGGAACGGACTTCACGTCGACATCGTTCCGCATGATCTCGGTGGATGGCGGTCATACCGGCCCCATCACTTGCAGCGACCTGCACTTGTCGGAGAAGCAGCTCGTCGATGGTGGAATCGTCGTGCTTGACGACATTCTGAACCCTGACTGGACTGGCGTTATTACAGGGCTCGTGAAGTACTTCTCCGAGGGCGGGGCGTTGATTCCGTTCGCACTGTCCGCAAACAAGCTTTATCTGACCACCGGTCGCGAAGCTGCTGTGGCATACGCGTCGAACCTCCGTGCATCGTTCCCGATGGCACTTTCAAAGCGCTCGGTGGAGTTCTTCGGATTTACGGTCGACGTCTTCACCGAGCATCCCTACTACGATCGAAGTGGGCAGGCTGGACTGCGAAAGCGCGTTGACGACATGCATCGCGAGGTCGTTGCGATCCAGCGCATGAACCAGCATGCGGCTGACCAAGTGTCGGCAGCTCAAGCACTCGTAGGATCTGCGGGCCGAGAGCTTGAGGCGGTTCGTGCCGAGAACCAGAGTCTGAAGGATGAGATTCATCGACTTCGTCAGCATTCGTCGAATAATGCACTATTGGGTTCGTCCCGACTGAATTTCGAAGGGGGCGACGGTTCCATTGCACAGTGATGGGAGCGTTAGATTAATTTTTAAAAGCCGCGTCAAGCGGCTTTTTTTATTTCTCGAATGAGAAGGAGATCGTATGTTTTTCGACGTCAGGAATTGGTACTGGATTGTCGGCGACGATGCATCTCGAGTCTGGTCGAGTCAGCGCGCGAAGTTTGTCGACGTAAGTGACGCAGAGTATGTCGAGTGGCTGCAGGCCGGTGGTGCGCCGACGAGAATCGACACTATCGACAGTCTCGGCGAGACCTTGTTCACGCAATACCCCGCAGGTGCACCACAGACAGCCGCTGTTGTGCGAGCGAAGCGAAACAGCGCGCTTGCCGTTTGCGACTGGATCGCGATCCGACAGGCCGACGCTGGAACGCTTTCCGATACGCAGTGGGCAGCATGGAAATCCTATCGTCAGGCGCTCCGTGACATCCCGACACAGAATGGTTTCCCCTCCGACGTCGCGTGGCCAACAACCCCGAATTAACGAGTTGACGGACAAGGCACTTTGCCACCTTAGGGTGGCTTTTTCATTTCGGGGACTCGATGAAGAGCGATCTCGCGACAAGCGCTGCGAAGGTGGCGCCGGCGGTGGGAAGCAATTTCTGGTTGTGGTTGACCAACCACGACATCAACTGGTGGGTAGCCGTCGCAACGATCGCGTACATCGGATTGCAGGCGTACTACCTGGTCAAGAACAAGGGGAAGAGGGCATTGCTCGATGGCTAACGTACCGAAGAAGACACTCGCTGGTGTTGTGGGGGCTGCTACGGCAGCCCTTCTTTTTTCCATGGTCCCGAAGTTCGAGGGGCTCGAGCTCGTCGCGCGGCCGGATCCGATCGGGATCATCACGGCGTGCAACGGCGACACGAAGGACGTGCGCGCCGGCCAGCGCTTCACGCCGGACGAGTGCCGCGCGCGCCTCGAGCAACGCCTGATCCAGCATGCCGAGTCGGTGCTGAAGTGCACGCCCGGTCTGAAGGGGCACACGTTCCAGCTCGCCGCCGCGATCAGCTTTGCGTACAACGTTGGCGCGGGCGCCTACTGCGGCAGCACGACGGCGAAGCGGTTCAACACTGGCGACTGGAAGGGTGCGTGCCGCGCGCTGAACGAAGCGGACAACGGCCGGGCGCAGTGGGTGACGGCCGGCGGCCGCGTGCTGCCGGGTCTGGTGAAACGGCGCGCCGAAGAGCGCGCATTGTGCGAGCGCGATCTATGACGACCACGAAAACGCATGAGACGCGGCGCACGCTCGCCGAGGACGTGTTCTATCCCGATCACGAGCCGCGCACCGAGTCGGCGACGTTCCGCGTGAGCAAGCGCTCGATGAAGGCGGCCGGCGGCTACGTCTGCGCGGTGTGCGGCGACGACCAGGCGGTCGAGTCGCATCACCGGTTCTTCGAGTGGGCTTTCTCGCACGCGATCGACTGGAAGTGGATCCGCGAGGTCGCGATCAACAAGTGCGACACGATGTTCAGCCACAAGCTGAGGCGCATCGTACCCATCCCGCTCCAGCATCCGATCTGGGACGTCATCAAGCTGACGCAGGGTTTCGACTGGGAGGCGTTCGACCCGGCGCGGCCGGAGGCATTCGTCGACTCGACCTACAACCAACTGCTGCTGTGCGCGCTCCATCACCGGGGCAAGGATCATGGCCGCCACGAGGAAAGCGATCCGGTCTGGAGCGTGCAGGCGTTCCTGCTGCCGGGCTTCGTCTACTCGCCGGATGAGCTCAAGCAGCTGCACGCGAAGGAGCAGAAATGACCTGGCTCGATCCCCGCGTCTGGCTCGTCGTCATCGCGGCGACTGTCGGCGGCATCGCCGGCGGGTACTTCAAGGGGCACGCCGACGGCACGCGCGCGACGGTCGTCGCCGCGCAAAAGGCGCTGCTCGCCGCTGTCGCAGCCGCGCGTGCTGAGGAACAACGCCGCACTGCGGCCCAATCGGAGATTGCGAAAGATGCGAACCAACAACGAACGGCCGCGCTCGCGGATGCTTTTGCTGCTCGCGCTGCCGCTGGCAGCCTGCAGCAGCGTGTCGACCAGCTCGTCGCAGCCGCCCGCCATCCCACCGCTGCCGCCGGAGGCCCGGCAGCCGGCGACGCCCTCGATCTGCTTGCCGACGTGCTCGGCCGCGCTGACGAGCGCGCGGGCGAGCTGGCGGAATACGCTGACCGTGCCCGCATCGCCGGCCAGCAGTGCGAGCGCGACTACGACGCGCTGACGGCGGCGGCACGCTGACGTCTTCGCTCTGCACGTTTCGTCAGCCACTCAACGATCCGGCCGTGCCGTGCGACCGCCTCGTGATACCCGTACGTATCGACTGTCCGATACTGCCATCCCGGCTCGTACACGTAGTGCACAAAGTACGGTTGCGCCGGAGGATCGTGATCAACCGTCATCCCCAGAAAGACCGTCCAGACGCGCGTGTTCTCAGCGACCGTCGTGTCCGCGATGTTCTTGTCGAACGCGCAGAACGTCCCTAGATCGACCTCGACCGGTTCGTGTTGAGCGTTGAGGATGAAATAGTGCTGCATGGCAGTGCGCGAATACTGTATGGATATACAGTTTATCGCGGGGTAAGATGGGACCGTCAACTCGAAAAATTGGGGACGGCGATGTGCACGAACTACGTGGCGCCCGGCGAAGATCCCGGACTCAGCGAGCTGCGGATCGATAGCTTCGTCGACCTCTATCGGTGGCACCCATGGAAGCCAGAGATCTACCAGGACTACGACGCCCCGATCGTCGGCTATGTCGACGGGCAGTTCAAGCCGTTGATCGCCGGTTTTGGCTTCTGGCCGCGCGCGCTGCAGAAGGCCAACGTCGAGAAGGCGAAGGAGCAGGGCAAGAAACCGCCGATCATCCGCAGCACGATGAACGTGCGCGACGACAACCTCGGCAAGTCGCCGCTGTATGCGCCGGCGTGGCGCGCCGGGCGCCGCTGCCTGATTCCCGCGAAGTGGATCTACGAGCCGAACTGGGAGACGGGCAAGCACGTGCGGTACCGGATCGGGCTGGCCGGCTGGCGGCCGCTGTGCGTCGCGGGTATCTGGCGGACGCTGCAGCACCCGGACGGCACTGAGCAGCACACGATGGCCATGATCACGGTGAACGGCGACGAGCACCCGATCATGAGGCGTATGCACCGGCCCGGAGACGAGAAGCGCTCAGTGGTGATTCTTCGGCCGGAAGACTGGGAGGAATGGCTTACGACGTCGAATGTCGAGGCAGCGCGCACGATGTTGCAGCTTTATCCAGCGGCTGAAATGGCGGCCGGGCCAACGTGATTTCGCGTCCGGCAATGTTCAGTGGCGAATCCTCGAGCTGATGAATGCTCGGGGAGCACGCAGTGCGGTATCGGCAGCAAAAACAGATGGCCGGCCTTCAAGGCCGGCCATCTTTACCGACATGGGCAATTGTGAGTGTGTTGGATATCGAATGCGCTGGCAATTTTATTCGTCTAGCGGTTCTTCATCTTTTTCTTCTAGAATATTTCGCCAATTTACATACATCGCCCCACGTTCATATGCCGTCTTGTTTCGCGTAGTTCCTGCGACCTTCTGAATGAGTTGCCTTATTTCAAGGCGCGCCAATATTCTCCGCATTTTATAATCGGCGTCGATATAGCATATTTCACGAGCTTCTTTGTTTTTTATGCTGTCGTGGTTTTCAAGGTGCTCCAATATCAACTGTTCGTGCGACGCAAGCCGCTCGTGACGAACCGTGACAAGTACAGAGTTTGCCTTATTTTCGACAGTTGGCGATTTCAAGCCCAGCTTTCTCATTGCGTCAAATGCTGTGTTCAATCCTTCGCCGACATCCTGGTTGGGAGGGTCGGGGAATTTATTCAAGAGCCGCACCAAATTGCCGTTTCTTGCGAAACGCTCGTCTAGAATATTGTCAGGAGTGATGTGGGCTGCCAAACGACCAGGGCTTTCAACCTCGATTCGATTGTCGAATACGCGAATATGCACATCATCGGCAACACTGTAATCCCGATGGATAATTGCGTTTGTTACTATTTCGTGGATTGCCTCAGCGGGATACTCGATAGATTCGAGACCTTTTGCGCCAAGCGTGCGAGCCTCCTGAACGATGCGGGTCGTCTCGCTTACCGCTCTATGAATCTGAGATATTGCAGGCCCTTCGATCGTGAGAGGCGTAAACGCTAGGGTGTCTCGAGAGCCCTGTATATCGGAAGTCCTATATCTGTAAATCTTGACCCCACATCGCTTGGGGAGAAGTGCTTGAGGTTCTTCAGCAAATAGCAGGACACCACAAACAGTGGGCTTCCCGTTCTGAATGAGCTGTTGCTTTTTTAGCCATACTTCTGGTTCGGCGTTGGGAATAACGTCAACGATGAAGCTAATGATTGCTTCTGAGTTCGTGATTTGCTCGACGTCGGTGTTGACGAGTTCCGTCTCGAACGACGATATGCCCTTTGTGTATTCCAGCCTTCGTATCTCGTCTTGAGTCGAGAGAGGGATTTTTTGGGCGCCACGGCGAACGTAAATCTTATCGTCTGACGCTTTCGAGATGTGTTGAGATTTTTTGATCGAAATCTGGAGAACAAGTCCAGAGAGTTCGGCGCAGTGAAGGAAGGTGTATTCGAAGGTGTTGCCAAGCGGAAATAATCGTTCGAATATTTGAATGTGTCCATTTGCAGCCTCTTGGTCAGGAAAGCCCCGCCAGTGACGTTCGCCCTTGCTAGATTCGTCGATGCCAATATAGAGCTCCCCGCCGTCAGCATTCGCAAATGCACAAATGGTCTGCGACAATTTTGCGGGCTGAATTTCAATTGCTTTGACATCAGAAAAGTGGCCCTCTGATGTATTTGCAACTCGCTTCGCTTGTTCTATATCAATGGTTACTTGATCTATTGACATTTTCGCTGCGTATGGTTGTGAAATTCGCTTTCCTTTCCCCATCAGCCTGCTCCCTTTTCAAGTACTAGGCGGTCGGTGATGCTGCTTATCAAAAAATGGGGTTCGTATCCTCACTAGTGTAGCAGGTCTCGCTTTACTGTCCGTACACACTGCATTTGTCTCGAAGCTGTCATGAGAATGGGAGCGTTGGGCGATCTGCCCCTGTTCGAACAGGAGGCCATGGGTTGCTCGAACGGAGGTGTGGCGGGCTGTTCGAACAGAGGTGGTCATGGATTGTTCGAACAGCAAGTGCAGAAGCGCGCAGCGTGCCACTCACGAGCGGAGTCAGGACTGAGCTTGCTGGGGTTGTCGTGGCTGAGGCATCGATGACTACACGGTGGGGATTTATCTGGAAGATTGGCGAAGGGCTCCATAGCGGGCAAGACGTTGCCAAAGCCATAGATTCCATAGATTCATCTTAAGGCGTTGAAATTAAAGGAAAATGTATAAGGATTGTGATTCCTGTTGTCGTGGGTTCGAGTCCCATCAGCCACCCCAAAGAATTCCTAGCGGTATCAAGTCGTTGAAACGGCACTGTCCTGAAAGACAGTGCCGTTTTTGTTTTGGCATTCCCGAATTGGGAATTGCGCGCGGTAACGCTTTACGAGCTATGTGAAGTCGCAGGGGCGGGCAGCCGTCGCCGGACGCATGCCGATCCCGCAACGCACTGGGTCCGCCTTTGCCGGGTCACGAATACGTGCGCCGGCTCCCAGTGCCGAGTCCGTCGCGCGGCAGCGGTGCGCTGCCGGAAACGGCTCGCGGCCGAGCAGTCGCTTCTCGTCGCGCCGTTGAAGCCGCGCGCGTCAGCCGACGCAAGCCACCCGAACCCGGCCCGGGACCCGCGGCGAACCCAGACAGCGTCCCTCATCGAGCGGAGTTTGACCCGCGGCGGTCGCCGTCCTAGTTGTCTTGAACGGCCGCGTCACCGGTCTGGGCAATCTTGGATAGCACGCGCTTCTGATATGCATACCAGGACATCAGGCAGTCTTTATCGCGGCAATTTTTTTCTCGAAAGTTCCATTGCCGCCTCGTTCTATTATTGAACGCCGTTTTGTCTACCGCGGCCTCCTTGGCCTGACGGTACGTGTCGGCGAGGTCGCGGTCAGCTGCCGCCAAATCCGGATCGTGACAGATCAGAAACTCTGGAATCGACTTCGCCTTGCTGCAGTCGAAGCTCGTTTGCTGGACGGGGCCGTTGGCAGAGTCATACTGAGCGTCGGTGGCGGGTGTGGTCGTGGTCGGTGGTTGCAGCACTTGCGATGACGATGTTGCACCGACCGGAGCCTGGCTCACGGTCTGACTTGGCGCTCTCTGGCCGAACGGAATCAGTTGCCCGGCTACGGCATCTTCCACCATTCCATTCAACAGGGATCCCGGCGCAACACGTATGGTTTCCGTCTTTACCACCATATCTCCGGCCATAGTCTGCGATTTTGCGAATTCACAGGGCGCTTGACACGCGACGCGCGTCGAGAAATTCGGATTATCTTCGTCGATCAACAGCAGGATGTACGTGCCGTCGCGAAGGCCGACGTATCGCATCAT